GGGATATTCTGTTCTTTCAATACTTGGAAATCAAGTATATAAGAATTTTCTATCATTTAATTTATCTGAATTTAAAAAACACTTCAAGTTTTTCTATTAAACTGTATTTGTTTGATTTCCAAATTAATACTTTTACATCTCTATCGTGAGAATACCCTTTGTATCTAGCAACTTGTTTAAAGCCTAATTTTTTTGCTGCTTTATAATTTGTTGAATTTGTGCAATTATAGATTATTGCATAGTTTTCTTTATTAGGATTAATACCTAATTTAACAAACTCTTGAATAATAAATGTATCAAAATTTTTTTTTGTCTTATCTTCAAGATAATTAACATCACCAAGTTCAAACATTGAACAAGTATTCTTTATTTTACTTAATTCCATAATTTTGTTTTTAAATTATTAATTCATTGTTGGTGAAAAATACGCTGTTTTATATTCTTTCCAATCACCTGACTCTACTAATCTATCTTCTGGTATGTTATTTACGTAAGTATAGACACTAGCATCACCGTAAGGTGTTTTAATTGGAATTTTATCGTAAAATGTAGCTGGTGAATCAGGAGAATATCCTTCAAGACTATCAACGCGATTAGCTGTAACATCATCTACTTCATAAACTTCCATTACTACTGAAGTAGATCCATTTTCTTTTAGTCCTGGATATGATCCTAGACTATATAAGCTAAAAATAGGTTCTGTCTTAAATTCTCCTAAATATTCAGCATTTTTTAATATGTAATCATTACCCATTTCTTTTCGTAATGAACCATATACTGCAATTAAGTTTTTTTTCATTCTTTTACTATTTCTATTAATTTCTTTAAACATTCAGTTTGTGATTTTTTATAAGACTTAAAACCTGTTTTTTCAGTTTGATTATCATCGTAAATACAATAACCCCACGGATCTATATTGCAATGTAAATTATGTTTATCTCTAAACCATCTAAATGCTTGTTGGTAAAGTGGAGCTAAAACTTCACCTTCTCTAAGAAAATCTTGTTTAAATGAAATTGAATCAGGAGAATAACCATGCATCCCATCAGTAATACATAATTGTATGTTATCTCCTTTATATTTAGGAGTATTTGTCCAAAAAACTAAACAAGGTTCATCAAATCCTAATTCTTTTAGAACTAATGCTTGTTCGTAAGGTATAAATTCTTTTTCCATTACCAATCATCGTTTGTTTCAAAATCATCTTCAGTCATAGCAAATATGAAATCATCTGCTATTTGTGGATGAACTTTTCCTTCTCCATTACATAAGTTGCAAGAAACATATTTAAATCCTTTAGTTTCTTTAGGGATCATTATTTCTTTTGCACCAATACATTCAGGACATTGTACTAAATTGTTACACATATTGTATCATGTTTGATTGTTTTTCATAATCTTCAAATTTATTAATATCCATATAATCAGCTACTTGATGAATAGTATACTCTAATCCTAAATCTTCTTCAATTTTTTCAGATATAATTATAGGATTAGAGGTTTTGTATTCATAACTAACTAAGTCTACAGCCAATGATAATTGGGAATATTGTTTGACCATAATTAATTTTGTTTAAAAATATATTTATTATATTCTTCTTTTATTAAATTTAAAGACCTTATGTCTTTTTTATGTAATTTACTTAATTTACTTTTTAGTTCGTCTATTATATGTAATGGGATGTCATATTCATCATTATCTATTACAATTTTTCTAAACTTATAATCAATAAATTTTTTAATCAATTCAAAAGGAACTTCTTCATATTTATTTTCCTCTATTATTTTTACAGTAGCTATTGTTTTGTATTTATTATAACCTTCATTAATCATTGATAAACCACAAAGATACACATCTTTATTAGATTTAGTTTTAAATAATGGCACATCAGGTATTTCGTAGAATTTATTATTAATTCTTACAAATATATTTCCTGCTAATGGTTTTTTATTTACAATCATTTTTACGTTTAAAGTATTTTATTATCATATTCTTTTTTCCAAAATCATCTGTTGATAATTTATTACTAGGAGTTATTATTAAATATCCTAAATGTAGAATAAAACCTAAAAAAAATATAATAGCTACTATAAAAATAACAGTAATAATTATAGTTGAAATCACTACAATTCAAACTTAATTGCTCCAAGATCATGAGCTGTATCATCAAATACTTTCATGATTTGTTCTTGAGATCTTAATCTTCCTTTTTCATCTCTCAACATTGCTTTGTTAATTTGAGAAACCTGCTTTGTACCATCTTCAAAATGATACGTTACTGTTGTTAAATTCATATCTATTTATTTAATTTTTTTTCGATTAAACTTTTTAGTGTTTTTTTTTCAGTATCTGTTAAAGATATCTCAGACATAATATTTCTAACAGACAAACAAGGCTTATTCATTAAAACATATTCTTGAGCAGATTCTTTGGTTGAGAATTTTAAACCTTCATAGTTTTCATGTGATCCTTGAGCTGTAAATCCAGATACAATACTATAATCAGAATAATGATTTACTTTACAATAAGAATCTCCTTTAAAAATATCAACACCGTCTTTAGTTGTAAATAACGGTTGTTTAACTTTTTGAATATCATTAATTCCTAATGTAAAATTATCACTTGATAACCTTAGACATCCTGGATCACAAAACCATATTCTATTTAAAATACATTTATTGTCATCATATTTACCTATAGGGCTACATAAATCACCAATAGTAAATATTTCTCCATCAGATAACCTTTTAACTGAATGAATAGAATATTTATTTTCTAACATAAAATCAATACTTGATTCACAATTATTAGAATGAAAACACCCTGATATATTACATTTCATAGATAACACTTTATAATCTTTTTCAATTACTAATTCCCAAAATTCTGGATAATTTTCCACCCAATACCATCCAAAAGAATTACTAAAAGTAATTCCGTCTGGTCTAATAACTTTACAAGACTTCCCTGATTCACTTGTGCCTTCTGTAAAAGATCCTAGTATTGGACTGCCCGGATATTCTTTTATTAATTTATATTTTTTCATAATTTAAATTATTATTTCAGCCCACGATTTTGTTAGCTTATTATAAATTGTTCTACCATCCCCTTCTAATGAATTATTTGTTATGTAATTAATTTTATCTTCAAAAACAGGTCCACATGTAAAATCTCCTGGATAATGGATTGCCGCAACTCAAATAATACCTGCATTGTTTACTCTACATCCTGCAGGGTATTTAATTTTAGCTTGTTCGAATAAACTTAATTCTTTTTTAGTTTCAACATATAATTCTATTTTGTCTAAACCAATACCATTTTTACCATGTGATTCAGTAAGAGCACATATAGATGTTTTATTATTATTCCATCTAAAACCTTGAATTGTAAACATTTTACCTTTGTTTGGAGAAGTTCTTGTAAATACAGTAATTTTATCGCCTAATTCAAATACAGCTCCTTCTGAAGATTGTACAGTTGAAATATCGTTGTTAAATTCTTTTGATAACACTTGGTCTTTACATTTTTCTTGATTACAATAACATTCTACTATTTTAAAACAATTATTTCCTGCTGATAAAAAATCTTCAGTCCAATTTATTATTTTAGATTCAGTTCCATTTTCTGCCATTATATTTAATTGAGATGGCAATAAAGATTCGTCAATTATTTTATACAATTTACCTACTTTGTAAAAAACATTACTTACAACTTGTAAGCATTCCACATATTTTTCTTTTTTCATTTTATTTATTTATTAATTAGGAACATATAACTTGGCCATTAAACCATCCATCTAAATCCATTTGATCTAAATAATCAATTTCTTTTTTATCCATGATATTTTGATGTTTTAATTTTATTTGCTTCCCATTGATAATGATTAATACCTATAGGTAATCCTATAACATTAACTCCTAGCTGAAAGTATGTCACACATACTATTTTCCATATTGTCATAATTATTTAATTTTTTATTGTTTTTAATTGTTTTCTAATATTTAAAAAATGTGAGCTACTCCTATTCCACAGACTGGACGCTAAGTTTCACTCACATTATTAACTAACTAATAAATAAACATTATGAAGTTTATTTGAACCTGTAATGGGGATCGAACCCACGTTCTCCTAACACCAAGCTAGGCAGCTTACCCTTAGCAGATACAGATTATGTTCCAATTTAGATAGGACCTCTTCCCTGTACTGACGAACGCACCTTTTTCTTTTATCTAAATACGATATCTTAATTAGGACTTGAACCTAAATTGTCTCTATAAAAAATATAGAGAATACTCACTATTGTACGATTAAGACTTTTATTATTTCAATTGCAATTTACTAAAGTTATATTGCAATGATTTTAAATTTTGTTGAGCTTGAATAATTTCTATCTCTTTGTTTTTAATTTGATTCTCTCTCATTTCAATTAAATTCATTTTAATATCATCTAAGATAATTAATTGAGAGTTTTCGTCCCAATTCTCAAATATATGTTTTGATAGTCTTTTAGCTTCCATTGTAGCTAATTTACTAGTACCAGGTACATAACCTATAAACTTATAAGCAATGTATCGTTTGAAACGGCGTAACATAATATAATATATTAACCAATCTTAACAGTAAGATTGAATGCTTTACGCTTGTTACTTACAACAGCATCAGCTAAATAAGCTTGAAGTTGTTGTTGTGAATTGAATTTTACTTCTTTTTTGAAGAATTTATTCTTATTACTGTTACTATTGTTCGCAGTAATTTTTGGTGTGTTTTGTGTGTTCATAATTTTTAATTAATTAGTTTATATAAAATATGCAGAACCAAGACGTATTATACTGCTTTCTTCCCGAACTTTTGTTCTCGTTGGATATATTTTATTTTATTTAAAAGATTTTAATATTTTCATTCCAATATGTTCTGTTTGAACATTCTTAATCTTTGTTACCTCTGTCCATGATTTTGACGATTCATATCTAAAATCATTTAATACAAAGTTCCAATAAAGGTTCCATAAATAACTAAAGTATGGTTGCGTTAAATAACCTAACTTATTGTATTTGTTTTTACATCTACTAAATTCATCTTGTTGTACAAGTCGTAAATGTTTAAAAATTTCTTGTGATTCAATAGCTTTAATCATTGACATCACTTTTGTTCCTTTATATCCTGCTTTTTCAAGCTGAGATATAGATTTTAATTCTGTTTTCATAATGTTTTTAGTTTTAGTTAAGTTTTAAACAATTATTTAAATCAATAGTATTCCAAATATGTACATAGGTAAATTCACCATCTGGAAACCATAATCTTATATATTGTATATTATTCATTATTAAGCGTCTTTAGTGATTGTTGGCTTTGGAAATCTATCATCAAAAGCTTTTAACGCCTCATCTGCGTATCTTGTAGCTGTACTCGTATGCTTACAATCATTTGCGTTTGCAGTTGCGCACCAAGCTTTTATCCATAAATCTTTACGCTTTTCATCATGTTCTTTTATTGTATTACTCATAATATTTAATTGTTAGTTAATAATTTTGTTATAATTTATAATTTAAAAAATAAGGGTCTATATATAATAGACAGATTCAATATCTTTAACATTTATTAAGACCCTTAATTTTGTTCTATTTAAGTGAGTGGCGTACTGCTCACAAATTTGCATTATATTGTTTAGACTGATTTAGACTTAATAAACAATTGTATATAAATACAATTATCGTTAGTGGATGCAGTGACTTTAATATAATCCTATTCTCTGCCATTTTAGAGATTAAATATAGTGGAGGTGGGGAGAATCGCATTTATAATTCATTATAAAAATTATTATAAAATAATTTAACATTTACTTGTTTTTTGTAATTAAATTTTGTATATTTGCACCTAACGTATATATAACCCTTATCCTATTATTATGGACTTAAATTACATTTCAGGTTTTTTTGATGCAGATGGCTCAATTACAATGTCTTATCAATCTAAAGATGACAAATTTCGTTGTATTAAAATTGATTTTACAAATACTGATAAAAATCTTTTATTAGAAATTCAACAATATTTATTGTTAAATTATAATTTAAAACTTTCAATCAGTACAAAACCAGCTAAAAAGACAAGCCATTCTATTGGCTATTCTTTATCTGCAAGTAGCAATCAAGTATGTTACAAGCTTTGTGAATTATTAAATTCTCATCATTCTAAAAAATTACATAGAATCAATACTATATTAAAGTATCATAATATTGTAACTAAAAAGAATGGTAAATATTCTATAATAGAATACGATAGAAAATTAGCTTATGAAAGGCTATTTTTCTGCACTAGTTTTCACTAGTGATTAGACTATATCATCACCTGTTCTAGGTGTTGGAGGCTGTGGGCTATCCTTAGATTCCCTAGTCGTTGAACCTTCTTACTTCCGCCAGTAAGCTCGGCTGCTGATTGACTACTTAGTGTACTGTAATTTTGTACATACCTAAATGGCTTTAGTGTTCCAGCAATTCTTCCAATTTTTAACTACATATCCCTACATAGTGAGTCCGTTCTCAAACTCCCGTCCAAATTACATTCCTTAATACAATTTATACAGCTTCACTATAGTTTTATGTGTTTAGATACACGAGGTCAACTGATTAATCAGTGATTCCACCACCTTGTTTAATCTAACAAGGAAATCCTTAAAATAATCTAAAAATATTACGCAGCAATCAACATTTCTGTTGATACTGAAGTTCCACCATTTAAGATGTTATGAACCACTTGCATGTTTGCTCTTGTTTGAGCTGTTGTATTTTTGTCGTTTATTTAATTCACCTTAGTTTACAGTTATCTCTCTGGCTGATTGTATTAATTATTAGTAACCTGTCAAAACCAGGCACCCCCATGATGGGATCGCTATTTTTAAAGTAGGTGCTCTCCCGCGAACTACTATTTACCAACCTTGGTCTTTCAGGGTTTCTGGTTTGCTATCGTAATATAAACCCTTTTTGTTGTGTGTGTAGCCTAACAGCGAGCATTGGTAGTTTTTTATTAATTTACTGTCTTAACAAATGGTAATGAACTACCAGAATTCATTGTTTCTTTTCTTTAACAATTTTATCAACTGTTTTACGTTGACGTTTGTTTAAATGTTTTTTAGAATCAGGATTATTTTCTACAACTGTAGCAATATGATCCGATAATTGCCTAATTCCTTTTAATTTTTTAGTAGGTTGTTTTTCTACAAACTCTACTTCTAATTCTTTTTTGTCTAATACAATATCTGTATTTACAACAGGTTCTTTAATTACATCTTCAAGTCCGTCTTGAGATGTAATTGGTTTGTTTGCACCATCTAAATGAACAGGAGTTTCTGTTTTTGACAATACAATTGCTGATATCAATAAAAATATTGCTAATCCAATAACTATTATTGTTCCCATAATGTTTAATTTAATTTGTTAATAATTTTGAACTTCACTAGCGGCTTTCGCTAGTTTTTTGAATGATAGTTCTTTTCTTAAGAATCTACCATATAATTTAATTTTCTTTGACATTTTATTTATTTAAAAGTTACCTGCTGAAAACATATTCAGCTTTTTATTTACTATACATTTGATTTTGTCTTCTGATTCAAATATATAATAATAGCACGTTTCTAATGATAATCTAAATCTTCTAAAGTTTTTAGTTTTATCATTACTAACAAAGAATTGTTTTCTACAGTTAGGAAAATAAGGAGTTACACTGTCTATATGTAACTCCTCTTCATTTCCAATTAGTGTGTTGTTTTCTTTGTTGTAGTTAAAGTTATTAATATTGTAATTACAATACATATTCAATAGCATTGTTGATTATAATTAATAGCATTGTTAAAGAAAACAATAACAATGCTAAAATACCAATAACTTCTTTGTTGTCCCAATAAAATCTTAATCTTTTTTTCATAATATTAGTTATAATTCATCTTCTAAATCAGCTGAAACAATTACTCCTGGAAGCCAACCTACTAATAACATTAAGAAAAATGTTCCTTGATTACACATTGATTCTTTGTAATTCATTGAAGATAATGTATATACTATCAGACCTATTAAGCACCAAGTGCATAATGTTATAGCTATAAAAGCTACCATAATTTTTGTGTTTTTCATAATATTTAATTTAATTAGTTTTGTGTTTTACACCTAAAACTATACTTAACATATGGTCGAACATATATCAACATGTATTGTATAGAAACTGGTGTCCTCAACATCTTGGAAAGTTATTGAGTTTTTTCTGATCGAGTTTGCTAAACTCTACTGTAACGACTTACATATCTAAAGCAATAAAGATAAAACGATTTTGATTTCCCATAATGAAAGTTATTCTTTTGTTAATTTTACGTTATTAAACTTAAACTTACAACTCGTTTAATAACAACCTTAAATGGTTCTGAATAGTTAATACTTTGATATATCAAGAGAGTCTAATCCTTCTCTGTAATTGAATAAACATAATATAAACAGCTCGTCACTGGCCTTAATTGGCTTAATTATAAAATGGTGATTAGTTTTATATCAAAGTATTTGAAATAAATGTAGTTTCACTTCGCATTATATCTACATTGAACCCCGCTTCTAGGGTTGCAACACAATGGTAATTTTTTACAATAGTTTACAACTCAATAAGAGTGCTACCTAAAAACCTTATGTGTTATGAATTTAAATCAACTATAGCATATGTTATGTCCTTTAATGCTCCTCTAAAGTATGCCAATCATCTGTTGGTAGTTGATTTTTTTATTTAATCTTTTCTACTCTTAATCCCTCAAGCATAATATTCATACCTTTTAGTGCTAAATTAGCACAAATTTTTGTAGGGAATAGTCCGTAAATAAAATTGTCTTGTCCAATTATTTGAAATTTCATAATGATTTTGTATTTATTTGTTTTTAATTAGTTACGAATTAGGTGTTTGATAGTAGATGGGAAATAACTTAAAAAGCTATATATATTTACTATTTTGCAAAGTTTGTTTGTGAGATGGTACGCAATTGGAATGTGAAGGGATATACTCACGTACTACCACTCACACAATCAAAGTCAAACAAAATACTCACGATGTCTAAATCAAAAATATGTGGCTACTACTCACGTACTGAATACGTAGCTAATATAGTTATGAATGTCAAAAAAAATAAGCTACCCGAAGGTAGCCTATAATTATTAAGCTGTAACAGCTGGTGCTGATGCTTTAGCAAGTAAATCTGCAAGAGATACTTTCTTACTATCAACAGCTTGCGCAGGTGTAAATGATTTAGCAAATAAACCAATTACTTTCTCTCCGTCAACTTCTACTTCAGCCTCGCGAAGAATTAAAGTACCTGGACAACCTTTAGAAACAAGATTAGCTTGTTTAATAGGCATACGCATAGATACTTTATGATTAGTAGCTGAATCATAATCTTCTGCAACAAAATCTTCAACAGCTTTCTCAAGCTGATAAGGTGTTACTGCATTGAAACTAACAATAGCGAATTCTTCGCCTGTTTCATCATTAACAAAAGCGTCGCCGTCTGCGTCAGTATATCCTACATAAAGTACTTCTACTTTTTTGTAAGGAACACCTGCTTGCTCAACTAACGAACGTTTGTTAATGATTTGTTCTGCTCTTTCTTTAGTAATTTCCATAACTATAACGTATTATTAAGCACGCCTGCTTTGTTTTGTAGAATAATCGCTGATTCATCGCGTATTATTCAAGTTAGACAATTTGTGAGATACCTGTAGCAAAAAGCCACGGGTATATCCCAAAATTTGAAAAAGGTCGGGGCATGATGTTGGGTTATCTCACTCTTACATTAATAAAAAACGTTTTGAAAAATTTTTTTAAAAAATATTTTTTACAATAAAAGCTATAGGTAATATAAAATATATGAAAATAGTTACTAAAAAATTTGGATTTGTCAAATAAATGTTGTATCTTTGTGGCTCAGTAAAATAAACAGGCAACTTATTAAGGATATTGTTGCTACATTATAGTGATTATTGCAATCACAGTCCAGGGCAAAAGAGGATAGATAATGTAGGTACGGGTTTAGCGAGGTATGACGACTTCAATAACACTGGTAAGCCAAGGGTTTCTGCAGAACAACAGTTTTGTGGGAAACCTCGCCATATATATTAATTAAATAACTATTTAAAGTAAACTTATAACAACGTTATAGTTATAGGAAACTTATGTTTAAGATAAAGTAGTCTGGACAGTCTAAAAAAGACAGGGCTAAATTGCAATTACTTTTATTACACCCACTTTAACTTATTGTTTTAGTGGGTTTTTTTATGCCTTTTAAATTATTTTCACTTTTTTTAAAAATAATTGCAAAAAAACTTGCATATGTCATTTATTTGTTGTATCTTTGTACAAGATTTAAAATTAGAAGTTAAATGAGTGATGAAAATAATGAATTAGAATGTCCTTACTTTGAAGCGACAGTTATAAATTCTCCAGAACATCCTAATGGATTTATGGCTTGGTCAGAAGGAATAACACAAGATAAATATCATATATATTTACCAGATGGTAGTAAAACATTTGCTAAATTGTTTATGGATTTACAACAAAGATTTGATAATAATGAGTTTACAAGATACTTAGTAAATAGATATAATGAATTATAGAGATTGGTTTAAAAAGATAATATGGTTAAAAGATAAAGTTATACTGCCAGATAATAATAGGATTAGTAAAACAAGTTATCAAACAGAAAAAGGATTTGACATAGATAAATTTAATTCTATGTTGTTTAAGGAATATAACAAACAACATCCTACTAAGCCAGATGGAAGAAGATATAAAAAATAAATGGAAAGGTATTGATTTAAATAGAAATTATTCAGATCTAGAAATATTTTTAGAAAGAGAAGAATATATTAAAAATGTAAATACAAAAGGAACATTAGAATATAAATTAAATGAAAGATTTAAGCATATGAGTTTAAGTCAATTTTTAAAACACACAAGCGAATAATGATAGAACAAATACACGATACAATTAGAAGAGATTTAATACAAAATAGAAAAGATTTATTTAACTTATATAATTACTATACTCATAAATGGAGAAGTAATGATAGACTACTAGATATTAATGTAGGGTTATTTAGAAATGATAAACAAGTTCTCACTGCACAGATATATGTAGCAGATAAGAATACTAAGATAAGAGAGCAATTATTTTTAGATGAAAACTTTAATATGTTTGATAATGCTTTAATAATTAAAAGACTAAATTAATGGAAGATATAATTTTATATAAAAAACAAACACATGCTATTAATTTAAATAATAGTGGAACAATGAATCAGCAAAACTTAGACTTTGCTAAAAGAACAATGTTATTTGATGTAATCAGAGAGCACACTGATTTAGTTAAAACTAAGCAAGGATATCCTAACAATGATATATCAGATGTAGAAATGGAAATTGATTGTGTAGTAATGAGTAGAAAAAGATATAACAAATTAGTTAACTTTGAAAACAAAGGACTATTTGTTGATAAAAAAGAAATATTAAACTTTCCTAAATTAGAACCATAATGAGTACATATAATAAAAACGGACAAAGACAAGTGAAGTTAGCGGAAAGAAAGAAAACAAAAGCTCATGTAAAAGCTTTTTATAAAATACTTGGAGAGATGGATGTAATTGCAAAAGATTTAGATCCGTCTTTAGAATACAATGAAGAGAATATAAACGAATACGTAAATCCTATTATTGGTAGAGATTTAGATTCAATGGAAAAATTTGTAGTATTAGGAAAATTACATCATGGAAAAGAAGAGAGTCAAAGCAAGATTAACGAAACAACAGTTTAAATTTCTTACTTCATTTAATTTAATGAAAAACAAAGATAAAGAAATATTTAGTATACCTTATTTTTTTATTAGAAACACAGAAGCTAAAGGATTAGTATTTGACGTATTTACTATAGAAGAATTATTAGAAAAAGAATTAAATGGAACAGAACAAGCCAAAGATTAACCTGAAAAATATTAAATCCTTTTTAGAAGGTAACTCTAAAATGTTATTAGCCAGCGCAGGTATTCAGCAAGATCATATAAAAGAACAAGTTGCATATAGAATGTTAATATGTTCTGACTGCATGAAAGAAGGAGCTTGTAAAGTTTGTCACTGTGATTTGCCTGGAAAATTATATGTTAGTGAAAGTTGCAATAAAGGAGAAAGATTTCCAAATCTAATGAGTAAACCTGATTGGGATAAATATAAAAATGACAATGACATTAAGTAACGTATATAAACTGCAAAATAAACCACTAAAAGAATTACTAAATGAGTTAGATGTAATTGTTACAAATATAAGTACATTTAAACAAAAACATTCTGGATACTTTTATGACATAAAAATAATTAACAATAACAATCTATGGGATGCTGAGATAAATATAAAACATGAAAAGCAAGATAATAAAAGATTACTTAAAGAAGTATCTTAAACATATGAAATATTACAACAGTATGGCTCCATTTCCAGTGTTCGATACTAGTTATGTAAATGAATTAGAATTAAAATTAAATAAAATAATGGAAGATAGTAAAAATAACTATGACGATGACCCAGTTGTAGCTTGCAGACACTGTAAAAGCTTGCATATTGTATCTGATGAAATAGACAACAATGTATGCATGAGGTGTGGAGCTGTAAACGAACTAAAAGAGTTTGAAAATATTTACAAATATAAAGAGTATTTAAAATTAAAAGATGAATAACGTAAAAGTAGCTAATCTTAACATAAAGATTAAAGATTTATTTTTTAGATGGTTAGATATAACCAAGGCATTTCATAAATTAAATAATCAACAGCAACAAGTATTAGCTTTACTTTTATACTATCATTACCAGTACAGAAAAGAAACAACAAATGATAAAATACTTTGGAAGATATTATTTGATTATGATACTAAGTTAAAAATAAAAGAGGATGAGATTTTTGCTAAAGGATTAAGTGATAATGCTTTACAAAATATATTAACTATTTTAAGGAAAAAGAATATTATAGTAGATGGAAAGATATCACCTATATTTATTCCAGAGTTAGATCTAAATGCAAAGAATTTTAAAGTTATATTTAATTTTAATATTGTAGGTAATGAGCAAAATAGAGAATAGTAAATTAAAAATGCTAATACACAAACTTGGATTAGAGTTTAATTTAAGAGATGACGATATTAGAAAGATAGTTTCATCTCCATACAAGTTTACTAGAGAAACAATATCTAATCTAGATTTAGATGGCATTAATAATGAAGATGATTTTAATAAATTAAAAACAAATTTTATATATCCTTATATTGGCAAAATATATACTAATTATAAGGTGTATGAAAAATTAAATAAGCAAAAGAATAATTTAAAAGAGAAATGGGAGAACAAAAAAGGTTAACACAAGGTGACGTTTTAGATTTAATGGGTAAGTTTCCATTAGAACCAATGTTTAATAAAGTATATATTACTTTAAATAGTTTAGAAGAAGATGGTGGCATGGTACTGTCAGACAATGTATTATCAGACTGTCAGTTTGTTGTTGCGAAAGGACCTATGGTAAACGGAGTTGAAGTTGGTCAAAAAGTATTAATTGATATTGAAAAGTTAATGAAACCAAAAGGATATGAATCAACAAATCAATATGAAGAAGTAAGAGAGATCCAATTAGATTTAGTAAATATTGATGGAAATGCATTTGCATTAGTAGAAGATAGAGTAATAAAAGCAAAAGATAATAGATAATGAAGACAAAACATAAATTAAAATTACTAAAAATAATTTTAAAAAGTGCGTCTAGTGAAGAATGGTACACTGAAGATGTAGTGTATTGTTATAAAAAATTACATAAAGCAATAAATAAATAATATGAATACGGAACAAGCAATTAAGATTTTAGAGCAAGCGTTAAACGCTTCAGCGAAAGCAGGTGTATTTAACTTGCAAGATTCATCAACAATTAACACAGCTATGGAAATTGTTAAAAGAGAATACATTAACAGTTCAGAAGTTAACGAAGAAGTTAAAAAAGAAGAGAAAGTTAAAAAATAATGAAATTATTTGAAATGAAAGACTACAACCTCCATGTATCAGAAGAAGCATGGGGGCTGTTGCCTTTTAAGGCTATTCTTAAAAGAGATAAAAGTCGTAACAAGGAAATGGCTTTCAAAGAAATGTTATTTATTTATTTTTACACTGATGTTAGATCAGATTATGTTCATTATACTGATGGTGAAAAATTAAAAGAAATAATAAAAGACATTGGATTGCCAACAGATTGGAAATTAGATTCCATAATGCAGGATGCTATTAATTTTTATGAGGAAAGAAGTGTAAGTGTTATAGCTAAGTTGTATAAAAGTGCATTGAAGTCAGCTAATGATACAAGCGAGTACTTAGAAATGACTGCTGATTTGCTTAGAGAGAGAACAGACAAAGGAGGTACTGTTACAACGTTGCCAATGATAACCGCTTCTCAAAAAACATTACCTGAAATTATGAAGAATCTAAAAGCAGCATACAAGGAAGTTATAGCTGAGCAAAAAGAATTAGAAGGAAGAACTAAAGGAAGTAGAACGATGGGTTTGTTCGAGGACGGATTTACAGGCATATAAAATTATGGAAGAAATATACTTTGAAAAAGAAGCAAGAAACTTATTGTTTAATGGAATCCAAAAGTTATGTGACGCAGTGTCAAAAACAATGGGGCCTAATGGTAAAACAGTAATTATACCAGATAGCACTGAGTTTAATAAATATAAAATAACAAAGGACGGCGTATCTGTAGCTAGAGAGGTAAGTTTTAAAAATGCAATAGAAAACATAGGCGCACAATTAGTAAAAGAAGTTGCTGAATTGCAAGTTGATTTAGCTGGAGATGGAACTACCACTGCAATTGTATTAGCTAATGCTTTTATACAAAACTTAAAAGATTTTGATTCAAATGAAATTAATAAAGCGTTTGATGAAATTATACCAAAAGTAATTGAACAATTAAAACTTAATTCAAAAGAATTAAAACATGAAGAGATTAAATATGTTGCAAGTATATCTGCTAATAACGATATACAGATTGGCGATATTATTCAACAAGCTTACAATTTTTCTAATATAATTAAAGTTGAGGAGTCTACTAATCAAAAAGATTCTGTAGAGTTAATTGATGGAATGCAATTAGATGTATCTTATTTTTCTAAGCATTTCGTAAATAACCTTAAAAAAGGAGAGTGTTTATTTATCGATCCATCCGTATTAATTATAGATGGTAAATTAACAGATTTAATACCATTACAAGGAGTACTAAATACATTTGCACAATCAGGGAAACCGCTATTAATTATAACAGAAGATATAGTTGAAAAAGAATTACGTAAGTTAGAATCTAATGTATTGAGTGGTAACATTCAATTATGTGTTATTAAAACACCAGGATTTGGCCCTGTAAGAAAAGATTTCCTTAGAGACATATCTGACTTTACTGGAGCAGAAATAATGACTGCCATTGGCAAATCTACAGCAAATACTTTTGGAAAACTAAAGTCTTGTAAAATAACTAAAAATAATTCTTTACTAATTAAGCATGACGATGTTGATGTTGCTGATATTATAGATAATCTTACAGAGTTATCTAAATCAAAAGAACTAACTAAGCATGATGTAGAAATCATTAATAAACGTATTGAAAATCTAACAGCTAAAGTTGCCCTAATTAAAGTAGGCGGTGGATCTGAAATTGAGGTTAAAGAAAAGTACGATAGATATGATGATGCGGTTAAAGCTGTAGCATGCGCATTAGAAGAAGGCATTGTGGAAGGCGGTGGATTAGCATTATATTGGGCTAACGATATGATTATGGATATGTTTATGTATCCTGAAGCATGTGCTATTTTTAAAGCTTTAGATACGCCTAAAAACATAATTAATGCTAATCATATTAAAAATATGTTTGAACAAAATATCATAGATCCACTTAAGGTTACTAGGTGTGCATTAGAAAACGCAGTATCTATTGCTAAAACAGTTTTATCAACAGACTGTATTGTTTTAAATAAAAACGAATGGAATTAAATAAATACCAAACTGTAATAACTGATGAATTAAGACAATCGTTGCCAAGAGAAGTATATGAAAACCTTGTAGAATATACATCAACTATTAAGTTTGTAAAAAATCTTATTGCTCACGAGAGTATTCGTGGTTACGCTAAAGATAGGCCAAAGTCAGAACTGTATGATGATAATAGGATAGATGTTGACATCACTAATCCTCACATACTTGAAGATATGGATTATTTTAGACAACCAGCTATATTCTTTGAGAACAATGGAAGGTATACTAATCTGCAACCAAATAGTAACCCTAAATCAGAATACGCAGAGTATTGGAAGCAAGAATTAATTAAATGGAAGTATGGTATAGTTAGAGAGTCTGATGGAGAATGGATTCCTGGCGAGTTGTATTTTTACTGGAATTACAGCCCTATTTGGTTGGTTCAAACTATTGCTAAAAGTGGTAAAGGAGAGCGTAGTCAAGGAGAGCGTGTTAAAAAGTTTGCTAAACCATGGTTAGGTGATTATCTTTATTTTCACTATACAGCAAGAGCTAAACGTTTAGGTAAACATGGTAAAGTATTAAAAACTCGTGGTATTGGATTTAGTTTCAAGAATGCATCAGAGTCACCAAGAAATATGTATGTATTTCCTGGATCTGGTAATCCTAATTTCCATTTAGCATCTGATAAAGGATTCTTGTCTGGAGATAAAGGAATATGGGGTAAAGTATTAGATACATTAGACTGGATAGCAGAACATACTCCTTTGCCTCGTATGCGTACTATTGATGCCACAAAAGAAATGAATATTCAATTAGGATATAAAGATGAATATGGATCTCGTAAAGGATTGTTATCATCTGTGTTTGGGATATCATTAAAAGATAACCCTGATAAAGCAAGGGGTATTCGTGGGCCATTAATACATTACGAAGAAGATGGATTGTTTCCTAATCTTGAAAAAGCATGGAACGTTAACAGAAAAGCAGTAGAGGATGGTGGAGTATCATTTGGATTTATGCTTGCAGGAGGAACCGGTGGAGTTGAAGGAGCCTCATTTGCTGGGTCTGAGAAACTATTTTATAAACCAGGAGCTTATAATATATTAGGAATCCCTAATGTTTTTGATAAAGGAGCAAATGGCGATTTAGAATGTGGATTCTTTTGGGGAGCATATTTAAATCGTAATGAATGTTATGATGAAGTAAATGGTGAGCCTGATGTAATAAAAGCTTTGATTGAAATTTTATTAGATAGACATGAAGTCAAATATAATTCATCTGATGCCAGAGCTATTACTCAAAAGAAAGCAGAGGAACCTATAACGCCACAGGAGGCAATTATGCGTACTGAGGGAACAGTATTTCCTGTAGCTGATATAAAAGACTATCTAGAAAGCATAGGTCCTAAAAAGGAATCATTTTTAGCAGAACATTATATTGGAGAATTAGTTTACGGCCCTACAGGTGAAGTTGAATGGAAACCTACATCTGATAAATATCCGTTAAGAGCTTATGATAGTTCTGATACAGATAGAACAGGTTGTCTTGAAATATTTGAAATGCCAAAGAAAAATGGTCATGGAGAAATACAAAGAGGAAGATATATTGCTGGTATTGACCCTATTGACGCAGACACAGGAACATCTTTATTTAGTATTTTAATAATGGATACTTTTACAGATAGAATTGTTGCTGAATATACAGGAAGACCAAGATTAGCAAATGATGCTTATGAACTGTCATTAAGACTTCTTAAATTTTATAATGCAGAAGCAAACTACGAAAGCAACTTAAAAGGTTTGTTTAGTTATTTTGATGCAAGAAATTGTTTGCATTATTTATGCGATGTGCCTCAGATACTTAAAGATATGGATATGGTAAAAGCTACTAATCTATATGGAAACAAAGCTAAAGGAACTCATGCTAATCGAGAGATAAATAAATGGGGAAGATTACTTCAGGCACAATACATGCTTACGCAATATAACGAAGGAGATGAAGAAGATAATAGTTTAAAGCTACATCACATAAGAAGCATACCTTATTTAGAAGAATGTGTTGCTTGGAATAGTGATGGCAACTTTGACCGTGTATCTGCAGGAGGTATGTTATTTCTGCTTAGAGAAGATAGAGTAAAAAGAACTAATGCGGCTATAGCTAATCAGCACAAAAAAATAGATCAAGTTTCTAATGATAAATTCTTTGAAAGAAACTGGAATGCAAGAAAGCAACATTACTAAAAAAGCTATTACTTAATATTAAAAATTTAATCTTTTATCTGGATTTATTTGGATTTAGATTAAATTTTTAGTATATTAGCAAGTTAAAAATATTAATTAAAACTTATGTCAACACCAAGAATAAATTCGCTGGTTTTACCAAGACAAAGATTACCTTATAAACAAAAGAATTTGGAATGGAGAAAATCTTGTGTAGACTACGCAGATAGACACTCTTTCTATAATAACGAAAGAGTTAGAAAAAGTTTGCAAAATAAGATCATAAACTTAAACATGTATAATGGCATTATAGATGTAAGAGATTTATCTAACGTTGTAAACCCACATCAAATAGATGCTTCATTTGTTCCAGATAATATTCCTCATCACCCAATAGTAGTTCCTAAAATAGACTTGCTTGTTGGAGAAGAGATTAAAAGAAGGTTTGATTGGAATTGTATAGTTACTAATCCTGATGCTATAACAAAGAAAGAAGAAGATAAGAAAACATTCTTACAACAAAAAGTTACTGAGTTTTTACAAGCTAATTATTCTGAAGAAGAATTAAAAGCTAAAATGGAAGAACTTGGTAAACACATGAAGTATACTTGGCAAGATATTAGAGAGAAAACTGCAAGTCAAATATTAAAACATTATTCTCAAGAACAAAGGTTTGATAGAATATTTAATGACGGATTTAAGGATGCTTTAATATTTGCTGAAGAAATTTATCAATGTGATATAATTCAAAATGAACCGGTATTAACAAAGTTAAATCCATTAAAAGTTCATACTGTTAGATCAGGTAATTCAGATAGAATTGAAGATTCATCTATTATTATTATACAGGATCACTGGAGCCCTCATAGAATTATAGATGTATATCATGACGAACTAAAGCCAGAAGACATTGACTATATATTAAACTATAGTACAACATCTTCAAAAGGTTCTTATTCTGATGACCAAAATAATCACGTATTATTACGTGATGCATTAAACACTGGAGTTGAGGGTATGTATGACACTATCTTTAATTTAGCAGAACTAAATGGTCACTTTTTTGGATCTAACTATACTGATGATACTGGTAACATCCGTGTACTAAAAGTATTATGGAAATCAATCAAGCAAGTTAAGAAAATAAAATTCTATGATGAATATGGCACTGAACAATTTAAAACAGTATCAGAAGAATATATTCCAAATAAAGATTTAGGAGAAGAATCTACTTCATTGTGGGTAAGTGAATGGTGGGAAGGAGTAAAAGTTGGTAAAGACATTTATCTTAACTTAAAACCTCGTAAAGTACAGTATAATAAAATATATAATCCTTCTGTTTGTGGTCCAGGTATTATAGGTCAAATATACAATACAAATCAATCCAAAGCAGTATCTTTAGTTGATAGATGTAAAAACTATCAATACATGTACGATGTTATTTGGGATAGATTAAATAAAGCTATAGCAACAAACTATGGTAAAATATTTGAATTAGATATTGCTAAAGTACCTAATAACTGGGAAATAGATAAATGGATGCACTTTGCTGTTGTAAATAAAATAGCTGTAATAGACTCATTTAAAGAAGGAAATCAAGGAGCGGCAACTGGTAAGTTAGCTGGATCAATGAATACTCAAGGTGGGCGTGTTATGGATATGGAAACAGGATCTTATATTCAACAACATATTCAATTGCTAGAATTTATTAAAGCTGAAATGGGCGAGATTGCAGGAGTTACTGCTCAACGTCAAGGTCAAATAGAAAATAGAGAAACTGTTGGTGGAGTTGAAAGATCTGTAAATCAATCATCTCACATTACAGAGTACTGGTTTATGTTGCACGAGCAATGTAAAATAAGAGTATTAGAATGTTTTCTAGAAACAGCAAAAGAGGCTTTAAGAGGTAATAACAAAAAGGTTCAATTTATATTAGACGATCAATCTATTCAAATCTTAAACATTGAAGATGAGGATTTCTGTGAGCAAGACTATGGAATAGTATTAACCACTTCTTCTAAAACTATTGAACTTGAGCAAATGATAAAACAAAACGCTCAAGCATTCTTACAAAGCGGAGGAAGCCTTTCTACTATAATGGATATTTACTTCAGTCCTTCATTAATGGATATGAGAAGAAGACTAGAAGAAGCAGAAGATCAATTACATCAAAGACAATCTGAAGCATCTCAACAACAATCTAAAGATAATCAAGCTGCAATGGCACAAGCTGCTGATATTGAAAACAGAAAATTAGAACTTGAAGATATTAAAAATCAAAGAGATAATCAAACTAGATACGATATTGCTTTATTACAGTCAGAAGTTAGCGGAGGCGATTTAAATGGAGATGGAATTCAAGATCCTTTAGAAAGAGAGAAGTTTGCATTACAAGTTGAACAAAAAAGAGAAAATTACATTCTTAAAATGAAAGAACTTGAAAATGACATGAGAAAACATAATGATAATGTTAAGTTAGAACAAGAATCTCACAAGATTCAGAAAATGCAGAAAAAGAAAACTACATAAAAAAGCTATTGCTTAATATAAAAAAAATTAAAATAATTGAATATTTTTTTGGATTAAGAATAAAAATAGCTTATATTTGTAGCTTTATAATAAATAGGGAGAAAAATTATGGAAGATGAAAAAGATTTAATGTCTATATTTGGTTCTGGAATAGAATTAAATTATGACGGTTTTACACAAGACAATGACGATCAACCAGCAGATGATGCTGACGATCAATTACAAGATAAACCTATTGATGAAGTAGATGATGGACTTCAGGAGAACGTAGATGGGGAAGAAGACGATAATAGTGAAGGTGATTTTTCCGATGACGAATCTTCTCCCAATCTCTATTCTTCCATCGCCAATGTTCTTTTTGAACAAGGAATTATACCTTCACTGGAGTCTTCAGAAAATATTAAAACAACAGATGATTTTGTTGGTGTCTTAAAAAAAGAAATTGATATACAGACAGAACGTAGATTACAAGATTATCTTGATAATTTAGATGTTGATCAAATAGCAGTTTCAAAAAAAGCAATAATTGATTTAGATAATATTGACGAAGATTATTTAAGAGATAATTTGGAAATCGCTAAAGACATGATCTATAGAGATTATCTGAATCAAGGGTTATCTGAAGACAGAGCAAGAAAGATGCTTAGAAAAACAATTGATTTAGGAGAGGATGTTATATTAGAAGATGCTTTGGAATCTAAAGAAAGTCTAAAAGAGTTTGAAAACAGACAAATAGAATTCGAGCAAGAAAGATATAAAGAAAATCTTAAATTACAAAAAGAGCAACAAGAGCAAACAGATAATGCTATTAAAAAGTATATATTTGAATCTCCTGAAATAGTAAAAGGAATACCAAATACAAAAGTATTACAAGAAAAGGTATTTAAAACTATGACAGAAATTGTCGCTAAAAATCCTCAAACAGGAGAGTTTGAAAATAAGTTAATGAAAGACAGAGGAATGAACCCAATAGAGTTTGATACTAGAATGTATTACTTTTATGAGTTAACCAATGGCTTTACTGATTTAGGTAAGTTTCAAACAACGGTAAATTCTAAAGCCACAAAGACTTTAGAAAAAGTACTAAGAAAAACAAAGTTTGAAGATAATGGAACACCAGGCTATATGCAAGATTCAAACAGCTACGGCGGTTTTGGATCCGAGTTAGTAATATAAAAAATAAATAATTAAAATTAAATTAAATGAGTTTAGGTAAGTTTGTAATGACCAAAGGAAAAGCTTGGTCAGGGTTAACACTGAAAAATCACATTGGTGCTATTTTTGGAAGTCAGCCACAATTAGTTTCTCCATTAACAACTGTTTTGCTACAAAACTCAGGAATGAAAAATTTAGATACAACTTTATCTTTATTCCCTGAGAAAGTATTAAACACTGCAGATGATTTCGTATGGAAAGTAGTTGGTAGTGACGAAAGAAATATTCCACTTGTTGAAGCAAGATTCCAAGGAGCTGTAGTTGCATCTAGTGACACAGGAGTTGGAGTAGCAAGAACAAAATTCCAATTAGTTTTTGCTGAGAAATGGTTTACTAAAATGCATGTTATTGCAGGACCTCGTCCAGATGTATACCAAATTAGAATTTTAGATGAGCCTTTTGAAGAAGGTGGAAATTACGTTTACGAATGTGAAGTATGGGGTGGTCAAGAATCACTTGCTGGTATTCCTGGAGACGAGCTTGTAGGAGGTAATAGATTCTCTATTGAATCTTCTTACGCTGAAGACGAGCTTTCAACTCAAGGTGCTGGAATTCAATTTACATCACCTTACTTAATGAGAAACTCAGTTTCTACATTACGTATGGAACATAAAGTTTCAGGAGCTATGATAGATGCTAAAGTAGAGCCAGTATATTTTGCTGGTATTGAAACTAGAGATCCTAACACTGGAAAAGTACACAAATCTGCTACTTGGATGCAAGAAGTATACTGGCAGTTTGAAAAAGCTTTTTCAAGAATTAAATCACGTACAATTATGTTTGGTAAAACAAACAGAGATGAAAACGGACGTTTCTTAAACAAAGGAAATGCTAATATTGAAATCAAAGCTGGTTCTGGTATTAGAGAGCAAATGGAAGTTTCAAATACTATTACTTACAATAGATTCTCTATTCGTCTTTTAGAAGATGTATTATCTGAGTTGTCTGAAGGTAAGTTAGATTTTGACGAAAGAAAATTCATGTTAAGAACTGGAGAGCGTGGAGCTGCACAATTTAATCGTGCTTGTACTGCGGCTGCTTCTGGTTGGAAAGCTATCTTTGATAACACTAACCAAAATGCAGTTAAACAAACTAGCTCTAAGTTTCATGACAATTCTTTCCAAGGTGGATTCCAATTCACAGAATGGAGAGCTCCTAACAATATTCACATTATGTTAGAAGTTGACCCAATGTATGACGATAAAGTTCGTAACAAAGTATTACACCCTGATGGTGGAGTTGCTGAGTCTTACAGATATGATATCTTATATATTGGATCTATGGAAGAGCCTAATATCCAAAAAATTAAAGTACGTGGCGATGATGAGTTACGTGGTTATATGGCTGGTATTAGAGATCCTTTCTCTGGACGTAGAGGTGGAATTATGCAATTAATGGAAGACTCTGCTACAATGACCGCTATGTGTGGTACTGGAGCAATGGTTAAAGATCCATCAAGAACTGCTACATTGAAACCTTCTATTATAGACTAATAGAATTAGATAGGCTTTTAAGAGGTGTGCCAAAAAAAACACCTCTTTTTTTTAAAATTTAATAGGGAGAATTAAAATGGGAAAAGAGATTAAAGAAGAAATTTTATCAAACTTTTCTTTACCAAGTGAGGTAATTAAAGTTAAATATATTCATAGAAAAAAAGGAATGGCATCACATGTATCTGAAGATCATGTTATATCTGGAGGAATGCTATCTGGGTCTGTTAAAAGATTCCAATGTCCAATGTTAAGAAATGGCTCATTAGCTAACGTTTTGACAAAAGAAGAAAAAACAACTATAGAGGATTTAACTGGATTAGATTTATCAGTATATGGTGAATTTTGGCAAAATCATTTTGTAGCATTATTTAAAGACGATAATACTTTTGATTTAAGTAATCCTATGGATTATATTTCATATAAGATATTATTAAACTTAAAAGATGATGTTGCTCAAACTTGGTCTGATAGAAATAAAAAACAAACATACCAGTTTGTAATTACTTCTGGAGATGAAGAACTTAATGAAAAGAAAGTTGGTTTTGATAACAAGAAAGAAGCATTTAAACTTTACGGAAAAATTGAAGACGATAAAGCTAAGCTTATTGGTATATTGAGTTTATTAACAAATAAACCTATATCTGCTGATTCAGGATTAGCGTGGTTACAAACAAAAGTAGAAGAATACTTAGATAGTAAACCAGAATTATTTGTTTCTTTGATTAAAGATAAGTCACTAGATACCAAACTTCTTATTCAAGATGCTATTGACAAAAAAATAATTGTTAAAGCTGGAAATAAATATAAAACATCTGATGGTTTAGATTTATGTGAAAATGGACAGATAGCTACATTTGAAAATGCAGTTACATATTTAGATAATCCAAAACATCAAGAAGTTAGATCTTTTATTGAAGCTAAAACTTTAAACAATAAATAATGACTACAAAAGAGTTTAAAAACGAGTTTAATATCCACTACAATGCGATTGCTAGTAACTCAGCTCCATCTATTGATGATTATGAGTTATCAGTTTACTTGACTAAAGCTCAATTAGAAATTATAAAAGATTATTACAATCCATTAGGAAACAAATATAAAAAAGGATTTGAGGGTACTGAAAAAAGAAGAGTTGATTTAAAAGAACTTTTAGTAGATAATAAATCTACCACAAAAATAACTTCTGCAAACAAGATTATTCCTTCCTCTCAAATATTTAAAATACCTAATAATGTATTTTTACCAGTATATGAGTCTGTAAAAGTCTCCTCGACTGATTGTCTTAATAATACAAATATAAGTGTTTATGTTAAAACTCATGATGAGTTTAATACACAAATAAAAAATCCGTTTAAAAGACCTGATGAAAAACATGTTTGGAGAATAGATTATTCTACTATTGGGGCTGATAAAGTTGTTGAACTTATAAGTGCATATAATATTACAGAATATCAATGTAGATACATAAAATATCCTTCTCCTATAATTATTTCAAATCTATTAACATCCTTTCCTTCTGAAGGGTTATCTATAGACGGTCAGACGGCAGAACAAACTTGTATGCTTAATGAAGAAATTCATAGAGAAATTTTAGATAGAGCTATTGAGATTGCATTAAGAGATTACAAACCTTCTAACTTAGAATCAAAAATTCAGTTAGATACAAGAAATGAATAAATTAATAAATTAATAAATTAAATAAATAAATTATGTTTGGACCAAATCAAGTCGGCGAATTACTTATTGGTAATTCAGCATCAACTGAAACAACTATTCAAGGATTTATTGCAAATGCTGCTGACAAAGCACTTAAAGTTTTAAGTGAATCAGGTACTGCCGCTGCTGCCAATGTACCTTTTAAAGTAGTTCAAAAAACTGCAGGTGATTCTACAAAAGGATTAAACTATGAATTTTCTGATGTAGTAGACCCTAGATATGTAGAGAAAGTGACATTAGGAACTTATCTTGCTGAAACTCAAAAGAAAGTAACTTGTACAGTTGGATCTCCAACTACTAATACTACTTACGAAATTGAAGTTAGATTGTATAACGACGGTGGATCTTTATCTCCTGAGAATTTTGCAATCATTCAAGGTTTTTATGTAACTGGTGCAGCATCAGAAACTGCCACACAAGTAAAAGACGGCTTAGTTGCTTCTTTACAAAAAAACTTAATGAAAAGAGGAAACTTTGAATTAGCTGTAGTTTCTACAGGAGCTTCAACTTTTACTATTGAAGGTAAATTTCAAAAAGTTGTTCCTGGTAAAATTATAGGAAAACAAATTGAATTTGATGTTTTAGGTAAATCTTACTCAAATGCATTTGATGTAACATTGATTACTCAAAATACAGGATTGGTTACAGTAGCTTTAACTACTGCTCCAAATCCAGGAAGTGGTACTGCAAAACATGCTATCAATTACGAATGGTTTACTAAAGGATATAAATATGAGGTTTACAGACAAACTGGTTATCCTGCTGATTTCTCAACTCCATATTATGCTTCTCCAACTGGAGTTTACAATACTTTGAATATAGTTTACTATACTCCTCGTAAAGCAACTTCTGTTGAAAGACAATACAAAGTTCTTACAATCATGATTGACAAAGTGACCGATACATTAGCTAACAACGCTGCAACTAACACTATTTTAACTAGTATTAGAACTGCTGTTGGATCTTATGCGGTTGTTCCTGCTAACTTAGCAGTAGTATAATAAATAACCTAATAAATGAGGGAAGTTAAGTGAAAACTTGCTTCCCTTTTTTTTATATAAAAAAATATGGCGATAACTATAAATAATTTTGAAATAATAAATGACGGAAGTCAATTAGCTATTGATGTCGAAACAACTACAGGTTATAATATAACTTCTATTTTATTATGGAATATGGATTCTTTTAAGGACTATACTTTAGCTACAAATTTAGGATATAAAATAGAGGCTATTAATAATAAAGAAGTATTTATTGTTTCAGCTAATGAATTAGGTATATTAAAATTTGAAGATATATACTTCATTGAAGTAGAAAGCGATGCTCCTGAAGAAACATGTAGCACTTGCTTAATACCTGCTCTTGGAATCACATATAGTCTTTTACCTTATTATGCTTGTATGTTAGATTATTTATCTAAAAAAGATATTATAAGCTGTAAAGACTTAACTAATAAAAATTTACTTGTAACAATAAGTCTTTTAATAGACTCAGTAAAAACCTCAATTGAACTAGGCTTTTATTTACAAGCAATATCAAATGTTCATAAATTAAAAAAACTATGTTCACTACATCAATGTACAAACTGTAATACAGTTACTTGTAACAACTGTAGTCAATTCATACAATCTTAAACATGCTAGAAATTAACGAATTAAATAACACGTCTGTATTAATTAGTTCTTTAGATAAAATATATAATTTAGGAAGGGTAAATGGTAAATTAAAATCAATAGATTTATATGTATTAAATATTATATTTAAATTGCTAAACGGATGTTGTATTGAATTAACTCACAATCAGAGAAGAACGCTGATGGAACTGTATAGACATTTTTATTTTAATACAGAATACATATGTCCGGTATCACATATACAAGGATATATTGCGCCAGTTATGTCTCAATTTACGCAAGCTGAATCAGCTGACTGTAATGATTACACGATGACAAATAAAATTCATTATTGGCAAGAAAGTAGTTTAAATACAACAATATATAATATATTAAGTTTAATTACTAATAGTGGTTATTTTTTAAATAAGAAATACGATACAAAAGAAAATTTTGTTATAGGCAAAACAATAGAATATACCAATATAGGCAGAATTTGTTTTTCAATCACAGAGGCATTAGATACTGAAGAGTATAAAATATATGATGTACTTAACAACGACGTAACTAACACTTTTGATATTGCTTATATTCACTCAATAAAAACAATGTTGTTTGTTTCTAAGAATGTATATAGCCATGGAAATATATTTTTTAAAATTAAAAAAACAAACAATATTTTTGACACTGGAATTTTTAACGACACATTTAACGATATATTTAACTAATGACTAATACACAATTAAAAACACAAATAGATACAGATGTTACCAATAAAACTTTAGTAAAAAGCTTAAGTAATGTCACTTTAGGTAACGATATGAAAGCTTTGGTTGACTATGTTGATCAACAAGTGGCTACGGTATCTACCGGAGGGGTTCGAGAATTGAGAGGATTTTTAGATCAATCAGGAACGTCCGCTCCGACAATGACAATTTTTAAAAATGATTTCTCTGGAGCAATAACAATGGCAAGAACTGCTACGGGTATATACAGTATATCTATAGCTGGGTTAACTTCTTCAGACTATTTAACAAAATCATTTTATTTAGTAGGATCTGGAAACAACCCGGTGTCAAGTAGAAATGAAATGACAATTGGGACTGATGGAGTTGGAACCTACTGGTTTTCAGTATATAGCATAAGCGTTCCTGGAAATACACCATCTGATTCATTTCTAGCCAGAACTTCATTTCAAATAATAGTAAAAAATTAATAATGTCAAATTTTTCAAACATACCGACAGGGTTAAATATAACATCACAAATACCATTAGATTATAAGGCTTATTGTTTAAATGAAGCTACATTGGCTGATTTAGGATTGAATGATAATTTAGCTTATACGTATTATGATGGATTAAGAATATTCTGTCAAGAAGAAAGAACAGTGTATGAGTGGAAAGAAGTTCCTGTTGGACAGGAGGATACTGGATTAGTTGTTAGTGACTTTACTTATCCATCTGGAGTTATTTGCAATGGAATAGATTATTCTGGCAAATCATTTAATTTTTTCATAGTAAATCTTACTGGGCCGCAAGGACTTACTGGTCCTCCAGGGAAAGGAATAACTTCTATTGTAAAAATAAGTACAGTAGGACTAGTTGATACATACAGAATAACATACACTGATTCAACTACTCAGACATATACAGTAACCAATGGTTCTAATGGAACTAATGGAACTAATGGCACAGATGCTACTGCAAATAATTTACAAAAAATTATTACAGTTACTACTAATTATACAATAACAAATGCCGATAATAACTATACTATATTTATAAATAATTCAACAAACAACGTTACTATATCTGTTCCGTCTGGATTGTCAGATAGTTTGTCTATAGGATTTATTCAAAAAGGATCTGGCACCGTAACATTTGTTTCTACAGGAAGCGATACATTGTATACTCCTGTAGGTTATAAAATAAAAGGAGTAAATTATCAAGTAATGCTTGAAAAAGAATTAAACAATCCTAATTGGTTTTTATTAGGTAATACGAAAGTTTAATAATGAGATCTTTTAAAAAAAATATACTAAGAACAGAACAAGATGTAGTTCCTTTTGTTGGAGATTGCGTTATGGTTCCTGGAGGAACATTTAAAGGTCTTGGCGGATATGATGCTACTTTTGGATACACAGATTGTAATGGCGACTTGCAAAGTATTATTGCCTATATGCCAATTAATCCAGAGCCGGGAAATCAATGTCCTTTTGAAATATCATTAGAAGGTTATATCTGTGCAATACAAGGAAGTGTATATAGAATTGCTCCTTCAGTAATACCAGCGTTAACAATAACATATGATGGACCATGTGTTTAATTTAAATAAAATATGATACAGTGTAATGAAATATCACAAACAGTGAATGAATTGTTAATTGCATTTCAAGACTGTAATAAAATAAAAAATGAAGATTTAAGAAAACTTACTGAATTAGTTGCTGCAGTTAATACTTGCGCAAATGGAGGAGCTCGTTATGATACAATGATTCAAGAAGTGTATCAACCAGTTTCAGACCAAGTTGTAACATACCCAATAAATACGTTTCATTCTATATCTGTAATGGTTACAAATGGATCAATTACTCAAACTATAAATTCAATAACAGTTAGTTATCCAAAAGGATCTGTACTTAACAATACAGTAACAACTCTTAATCAAACATCTTTTTCATTTAAAGTTAAAGCTGGAGCAACGGTTGTAGTTGAATATTTAATACCTACATTGTAATGGCAGACATAGATAATTCATTAGGAAATTATGGCTCAGCTTTAAATCTTCAAGAAGTTACTGATAATGGTAATATTACTACAAATGGAATAACTGTAGGATCAATTATAGCTGGTAATTTTTATGCTGATGGTTATAGTTTTGGAATCAGTGATAATTTTGATACAAATTATAACCTTCAATATATGCCATATGTAGGATTAATTTTAGATGATTTTGCTGGAAATCAAAGTGTACTTTCTCCTTATGGATTACAACTTAACTCTGGGACATTATCTTACAGTGGGCCTGCAGTTGGTTGGAGCTTACCTGGCTTGTCAGGAACTATAGCTTTAACTTCAGACATACCTTCTTTAACTGGATATGCTACTGAATCTTGGGTGAGTAATAATTATGCTAGTCAATCTTGGGTAAGTGATAATTATTACCCTTTATCCAGTAATCCAGCAGGATATATAACATCTGTACCTAGCTATACATTACAAGATGTTACAGACAATGGTTACATTACAACTAATGACATACAAATAGGAACTGGTGGTAGCGGGACTGGAACTTATTTTTTATTGCAAGATGATGGGTTTGAAAATTGGTTTGATGGAGGTCATAATTGGAGCACGGTTAGTAGTTTTCAAATTGAAAGACAAAACACTTCAGACCCCAACAATAAAACTAGTTTTAACATTCAATACAACAATATTTCACAAACTGCTTTAAATCTTGATTATGTTTCCCAATTAGGAGTTACCGCAGATAGAATATCATTAAGTTCTCAAACTAGTTCATTATTAAATTATTCAGAATTAATAGTTTCTCCGTCTGGTTTTGAATTAATTAAAGATGGTAATTTTGGATATAAAAGAATAAATCTTTTATTAGACGATACATCTCATAACAATAATTATTATTTTCCTGTTAATGGAGGTACTTTTGCTTTAATTTCTGACATACCTTCTCCTGGAATATCTGATGCGCCTAATGATTCTAAATATTACTCAAGATTTAATAATTCGTGGGTCGTGCCTGGACTTTCTAATTTAGATAATGCTACTGGAGGTAATTCATTAAATAATATTTTAGCAATAAATAATACACCTTTAGGTAAATATACTGCTTTAGCAGGAAACACTATTACATTAGCGTCTTATGCGATATCTTTTAATCCAAGATTAATAATTAAACAAGACGGATTGTATTTAAGAAATGGCGTTAGTTCTGTAGCTGAGCAAAAGTTACAATCTAATGCTTCTCAAACTGTTGCCGACACAATATTTCAACTTCCAGTAAAATCGACCTCTGGCACTTATACGTTAGCAACTATAGATGATATACCTACAGGAGGAGGACTTCCTGCAGGAGGAACAGCAGGGCAAATACTTACAAAAGTAGATGCTACTGATTATAATGCTACTTGGCAAGAGAATTATGCTGATTGGACTTCAGTAGTAAAACATACTGTAAAGAATAATGGTGTAGGTCTAATAACTAAAGGAACTGCAGTATATGTTACAAGTAGTAATGGCACAAATATGCTTGTTGGAAAAGCAAGTAATACCTATGAAGCTACATCAAGTAAGACTATGGGTCTTATGCAATCTGACATTACAACTACTGGTGGAACACAAACAGGTTTTGTAGTTACAGAAGGTTTACTTGGAGGATTAAATACTGCAGGTACAACAGCAGGAGATCCTGTATGGTTAGGCGTAAATGGTGCTTTAATATATGGACTTATAAATAAACCTTATGCTCCAGCTCATTTAGTATTCATAGGAATAGTTACTAAAGTAAGTGCAGGAAATGGTGAGATATTTGTTAAAGTACAGAATGGATTTGAATTAAAAGAAATACACGATGTAGATTTGATTACAAATACTCCTACTAATGGACAAGCAGTAATTTTTGAGTCATCAACTTCTTTATGGAAGAACAAAACTATAATTGAAGATAGTATAACTGATGGTGTTATAGATAAAGCTCCAAGTCAAAATTCTGTTTTTGATGCTTTAGCTTTAAAACAAAATGCCTTAAGTTATACACCATTTAAGTGGTTAAACTCAACTCAAGCTACATATTTAGGGTCAGTCATAGGTACTACAGAAACAGTAGTTGCACAAACAACGATTCCAGCAAATACATTTAATACTAATGATATATTAAACTTATTGTATAAAACAACTAAAGGATCATTATCAGTAGCTAATATGAGAGTTAAAATAAACACTGTAAATAATCCAGCTACCGCTACACAAATAGCAATATTGCAATTAACAGCAGCAGCTACTTATGGTTATATGAGTAGAACCCCTAATTTAGCAGGAGGTAATCTTTATACTTATAATGTAAATAGTTCTGTTGCTTTTGATATAGCAGCAACCAATACAGTAGGAGGTTCTGTTGTATATAATACAGCATCAGATTTGTATGTTTTTTTTACAATACAATTTGTATCAATAACAGACTCAATTACATTTCAATTAGCAAGTATAACAAATTAAAATAATGGAGATAAAAAGAGTAATAGAAACAGCTACAGGTAGAGAATTATATGGTACAGCTTCTAATGAATGTTTACCAACAGAAACTCTTGTTACAGAAATAAGAACATTCTGGTGTTTAAAACCTTATTTTAATTTTGATACAAGAGAATATTATGAGGGAGCTACGCAAGAAGAAATTGATGAATACAGTAAAAGTCTAGTTCCTGAAACAGTAACAAAACTTCAGTTAAAACTCCAATTAACAATAAGTGGATTTGATTTAACATTGATTGATAATGCTATAAATCAACTACCAGAACCTCAACGTTCATTAACATCAATATCTTGGAATGATGCAACTTTATTTGAAAGAAATAATCAACTTCTTATAAACCTTGCTACACAACTAGGATTAACAAGTTTAGATTTGGACAATATATTTATAAGTGCATCAAACATATAAAATGAATTTTATACTATTTATATTAGCTTATATACTTTTACTACCAATAACACTTATAAATTATTTTGTAGTTAATGTTAAAAAAGGATATTTTAAAAGCACTGCAAGAAACATAGATGTTTTTGCAAATAGAGAGTTTAGAGCTACTTGGAATAAATTATTAATAACCAAACAAGGTTATCAGTTTGGAACAATAGGAGAAACAATATCCTCAGTATTAGGAAAAAACCAAAGAGATAATACATTAACAAAAACAGGAAAAATATTATGTAGTATTTTAGACTTTATAGATAAAGATCACTGTAAAAACTCAATAAATAACAACTTATGAAACTAAAACAAATTTTACAAGATCTAATACCAGATTTTTCAGCAGTACCAGGATTTTTAAAATTCTTGTCAGGAGGCTTTACAGCTATACCAAAAGTGTTTGGCGAAAACTTTTTTAAACAAAGACACTACTTACATTTTTTTATATCCATTGCTATATCTTTTGTAGTAATAAGATTTATGTGTGTTAATATGCACTTAGTAGATACACCTATTTGGTTTCAAATACTATGTGGATGGGTAATTGGTTATCTTGTAAATATCATAAGAGAAGGGTATTTAGAAGATACAGGGAAAGCTAAGTTTGACTGGTGTGACGTACATGCTGGTGCTTATGGAGGTATATTGGGGGCAATAATTTACATACTGATAAATAATTAAAAAAAATAAAAATGAACGATTGGTTTTCTCAAAACTGGCAAAGCATAGTAGGTACAGGAACTATTACTACAATTATTAATTATCTTTTTAATAAGAAAAATTCAAAAGCTGATTTTCTTACTAAAGTTGAAGCAATATATAGTGGATTAGTTGATGAATTAAAAGAAGATAGAGAAAGTCTTAAAGTTGAAATTAAAGATTTTAAATCAGATTTAAGAAGTTTACAAGATCAATTTAACACTATTCAATTGGCCTACGCAAGAGAAGTTGAAGTTTCTCAAAATTGGGAAAAACTTCATAGACAGTTAATGGAGAAACACGAAGCTTTAGCTAGAGATCACGAAGCATTAAAGTTGTTTTGTGAAAAACTAAAGTTAGAATTAGATAAATACAAAAAAACAAAATAATGACACCAGAAGAATGTGATAATAAAATTACATATATTTATATATTAAAACATCCAGATACATTAGAAATTAAATATGTTGGAAAATCTATTGAGCCAAAAAAAAGATATATACAACATTCTAATTACAAAATACAATTAAACTCAAAAAGTAAACATTTATCAAACTGGTTATTAACTTTTTTAAAAGATGGTAAAAAACCAATTATGGAAATAATAGAAGAGTGTTTAGAAAAATGGGAAGACAGAGAAATTTATTGGATTGATTATTACATAAAATCTGGAAATAAATTATGTAATATATCTAAAGGAGGGAAAGGTTGTTCTGGACATAAAATGTCTGATGATGAAAAACAAAAAAGATCAAAAGCCTTTAAAGGTAAAAACATTTGGATGAAAGGTAAGGTATTTTCTAATGAATGGAGATCTAATATTTCAAAAGCTACTAAAGGAGGTAAAAATCCATCTGCTAAAAAAGTAATAGATACTTGTACAAATAAAATATTTGAAAGTTCCTCTATAGCTGCTGAATTTTTTAATATGAAAAGAACAACTTTAACAGCAATGTTAATAGGACAAAATAAAAATAAAACATCTTTAAAATTTTTAATATGAATATTACACCAGAAGAATTTGTAAAAACATATTTGCCAGAAGCTAAAAAAGTAGAGGCTAAAACAGGATTTCATTACCTCATACCTCTGACTCAGGGTGCGCTTGAGAGTGGCTGGGGTCAGAAGGCTGTGGGAAACAACTTCTTTGGTATTAAAGATACTGATGGAGTAAATGGTAATGAGCAATTAATTACAACAACGGAGTATTTGTCTACTGATAAAGTTAAGTTTCCTGTAATATTAAAAATTGTAAAAGCAGGAAATAAATTTAAGTATACAGTAAAAGATTATTTTAGAAAATATCCTTCTGCTGAGCTAGCATTTACAGATCATGTTAATTTCTTTTTAAAGAATCCTAGATACGCAAAAGCTATAAAAGTAAAAAATACACCTACGTTATTTTTTGATGAAATCGCAAAGGCTGGTTACGCAACCGCTCCTGATTATGCAGAACAATTAAAACAGGTAATGAAATCTGTTATAAAAAGACTACCTAAATAATGGATAAAAGATATGTACCTTATATAGTTATTCTTGTTTTATGCACATTATTGTTCTTACAAAGAAGTTGCAAAGGAGATAAGATAACTTATAAAGATAAAATAATTAAGCAATATGACACAATATATTTTCCAGAAGAAATAGCAACTAAATTTGTAACTAAATACAAAACTATAAAAGGAGATACTGTATTTTTAAAAGGTAGAGTTGATACTGTGGAAGTTAAAGTTTTTGAAAAGGCAAAAGATAGTGTTAAATTAGAAATGTTTGCTAATGCAACTAAAATAAGACAATACAAGAACGAATTTAATGATAGTATAGCTGACGTATCTATTTTTACAGAAACTAAAGGAGAACTTCTTAAAATAGCTCCTACAATAACAATTAAAGCTAGGTTGCCTGAAAAGAAAACAGTATTTGCTTTATATGGAGGTTTTGAAACATTTAATAATTTACAATTAAATAATTTTGGAACTAAAGGTAATATCTTTTTTCAAAACAAAAGAGGCGACTTGTTTAGTACTGGATACGATACAAATAGTAACATTTATCTTGGATATTCTTTTAGATTTATCAATATAAAAAAATAAATTATAAAAAAAGTGATAAAATATTTGGAAATGTCAAATATTTGTTGTAACTTTGTAAAATAAATATAAAACATACTATATGAATTTACAAGAAATAAAAGCTTTTTTAATTGCAAAACCAGGTTATTTAAAAGAAGGATCTAAAAGACTTAGAAATCATTTAAGAAGTAAAGGGTTTGAAACTACAGTTGGAAACTGCAAAATAGCCTTAAGAGAATGCAATCAAGAAATTAAGAATACATCCTTAAAAATAAAAACTAAAACAGCTAAAGTGTTAATATACGATTTAGAAACAAGTCCTAACATAGGATGGTTCTGGAGAGCTGGTTATAAACAAAACATAATGCCTAATCAAATTATTAAAGAAAGAGCAATTATATGTATTTCTTATAAATGGCAAGGCGAAGATGAGGTTTATAATTTAACATGGGATAATAAACAATGTGATAAATTCTTAATAGAACAATTTGTAGAAGTTTTAAACGAAGCTGATTTAATAGTGGCTCACAACGGAGATAACTTTGATATTAAATGGTTAAAAACTAGAGCTCTATTTCATAGAATACCAATGCTTCCAAATTACAAACAATTTGATACTTTAAAGGTTGCAAAAGCTAAACTTTATTTAAACTCAAACAGACTAGATTATATTTCTAAATTTTTAGGTTTTGAAGGAAAAATTCAAACAACTCCAGATTTGTGGAATAAAGTGGTTATGTTGAATGACAGAGAGGCTATGAAAGATATGTTAGATTATTGCGATGAAGATGTTAGGCAGCTTGAAAAAGTTTATAACGAGTTGCAGTATCTAGATAATCCAAGATTGCATGTTGGAGTGTTAAATGATGAAGTAAAATATAGTTCTCCTGTATCTGGAAATTACAATCTACAATTGATTAAAACAGTAACTACAAATACTGGAACAATTAAAAGAATTATGAAAGATTTAGATAATAACAGAATGTTTGAAATGTCAAATACTAATTACAACAAATACATATTAAATAAATAATATTAACGAAAGCTCTTAACTCACCAGTTGGGAGCTTTTTTTATAAATGAAAAATGGTACTAGAAAAAATAATTTATGATGTACGCGAACAATTAAAGCAGTACACATCTGATGGAGAGATAGACGATAGATATATAATATATCTATTTGGTCTTAAACGATCTAAATATCTTAGACAAGAGCTAAATAATTACCAAAGGACTACTGATATTTCTGTAACTCAAACATTATGTTTGGGCTTGGAAAGAGTTAAAGCAAGTGAGTGTAATATAGATTATGATTGTGAAACTATTCTAAGAACAAAAAGGCCAATTCCTAAGCCAATTGAACTTCACATAAAATCAGCAATAACAAGTGTTAAATCTACAAAAAGAATAGGTGTTCCTTTTAATTTTACTACAAAAGCAAAAGCAGTTTACAGTAGTAGCTCTCCATTTAGTAAAGGTATATTTACGTTCTTAGATAATGATAGATACATCTATCTACTTAGTGATGAAGATAGTTTAAACATGTTAGAGTGTATAACTGTAACTGGAGTTTTTGAAGATCCTTTAGATTTAAAAGATTATACAAATTGCTGTAACTGTACAGACGCAACTCCTTGTTTTGATATAAATACAGTTGACTATCCTATTCAGCCTCATTATATTGACTTAATAAAATCAGAAATAGTTAAAGAGTTAACTAAACAACTTACTGTTCCTGAAGATAAAGAAAACGATGCTAATAATGATATCTAAGAAGAAAAGAACTGAAGGCAAAATTAAAACTCATTATGGCATAAAAGATTACTATTTATTTTTTAAGGAAAATAATGATAATATAAAAATAAGTAAAAGTATTTATAGCAAAATAATATCTCAATTTAATGAAGAATTAGTTGATATTATTATTGAGGATAATCTAGAATATGTATTGCCTTATTTAGGAGCTAGTCTTTGTATTAAAAAAGATAAAAGGATACCTAGGATAGTTGATGGTAAATTAATAAATACAACGCCTGTTGATTGGGTTGAGACTAACAAGTTGTGGAATGAAGATGAAGAAGCTAGAGATAAAAAATTACTAGTAAGATATTCAAATTCTCATACTTCAAAATATGTATTTAGAGTTTACTTTAAAAAATATATATATCCATTTATGAATAAAAGATTATACAACTTTAAATCATGCAGGAGTTTTAACAGACTTCTTGGTGAAAGAATAAAAGACGACACAAAAGATAAATACGACACCTTTTTACTATATTAAAAATGACAAATGGAAATTACGTATCGTTAGGAAGAATAATGTGGAAAATATTAAAAAATCCACTTGCTTCAGAACTTACATATGAAGAATGTGCTGAATATGCACTAGAATTTATTAAATTATTAGGAGCTCCTACAGCATACGAAACAAAGACTTTTTCAACAGACTTGGTTTCATACAAAGCAGAATTACCTTGTGACATTATAAAAATAGATGGAGTTAGGTATTTAGATTCTAATAATGATGGTCAGAAAGGTAGCTTTATTGCAATGAGAGAGGCCACAAATACTTATCATATAGATCCAGCGGAACATCAAAATGAGCAAGATACTGAATTTGATTTAAGAGGTAATCACAGAAGAAGTGAGTTTACCTATAAAATTCAAAAAGGAATTATATTTACTTCAATGAGAGAAGGATGTATTGAGATTGCTTATAAAGGCTTAATGTTAGATGAAGATGGATATCCGTTAATACCTGACAATGAAACTGTAATGATAGGAATGGAATACTATGTATTAAATAGATACTTGGAGCCATTATGGATGATGGGTAAAGTAACGGACAAAGCGTTTGATTATATTCAACAAAAAAGATATTTCTATATGCCTTCAGCTTATACTGCTCTGCAAATGCCTAATGAAGATATGATGGAATCAATGATGAATTCTATTAACAAACTTATTATTAATACAACAGCTCATCAAAACTTCTTTAAGAAAATGGGTGAAAAAGAAAGAATTCGCCGCTTCAGATGATAGGAATATATAAAATAATATCTCCAAAAAATAGAATTTATATTGGACAAAGTGTTGATATTGATAGAAGATTTTCTTCTTATAAAAATATAAATCAAAATAAATCACATAAAAGACTTAAATTATCTTTTTTAAAATATGGAATAGACAGCCATAAATTTGAAATAGTTGAAGAATGTGATATAAATGTTCTTAATGAAAAAGAAAGATATTGGCAGGATTATTATGATGTTTTAAGTGTAAAAGGTTTAAATTGTAAGCTTACTGAAACATGTGATAAATCTGGGAAATTATCAAATGAAACTAAACAGAAAATAAGTTTAGGTAATAAAGGAGTTAAAAGAAATTCAATTGAGCGAAGGTTGCAAATAAGTAATTTTATGAAAACTAGACCTTGTTCAGATGAAACTAAATTAAAAATATCTTTTAGTAATAAAGGAAAAATAATATCAGAAGAACATAAAGAAATACTCAGTATTGCTAGAAAAAATGAAAAGTTTTCAAATGTTGGAAAAAAATTAGGAGAAAATAAAATGTCTAAAAAAGTAATATGTATTGAAACAAATAAAATTTGGAACTCAATTACAGAGTGTGCTAATGATTTAAATATACCTATGAAAATGTTATCAAAATATTTAAGAGGTTATAGAAAAAATAAAACAACAATACAATATTTACATTAACAAATTAAAACATTTTTGAAGAATGTCAAATAAATCAATTAAACATTCCTTTAAAGGAATGATGCAAGACGTAGCACAGTCACAATTTAGTAATGATTTTTATTTTGAAGGTCGTAACATAAGAATTGTAGCTACTGATACTCAAAGTACTGGATCTATTACTAATGAAAAAGGTAACGAATTAGTATTAAGTATCCCAACGCCAGTAATAAATTATTCAACAAAAATAATAACTTATGGCAGTAATAATTTAAGTTATATAAATAGCGAAATTAATACTCAATATAATTCAACACAACAAAGTTTATCTCAAACAATAGTTGGACATGTAAATTCTAGAAGTAAATTAATATTATTTACAACAGATAATTATGGATTTGATTGTATTTGGACAATAGATTATGAAAACTATTCTATAAGATTGTTATATTTAAGAAATCTAGGTTTTAGTATTAACAATCCAATACAAGCGCTAAATAACTTTGAAAATGAAAAAATAGATAAAGTTTATTGGGTTGATTCAAAATATCAAATGAGATTTATTAATATAAACCATTCTATATTTAATGGCGACATAGAAGAGTTAATAGATCTTCCTTCAAATGTAATCAACATGGTTGGTACTTATGGTTTAAATGAGCCAATTATATTATCTACAACAACTGGAGGAATACATACTGCTGGAAGAATACAATACGCTTATAACTTATATAGATCAAATTCTTCGCAAACAAAACTATCTCCATTTAGTAAAATGGTTTCATTAACTAATGGAATATTAGGTGGTGGAGCCGTTAATTCTAAAGTGAATACAATACCAATTGTAAACATAAAAGATATAGATAAAACATATACTCATATAAAGATATATGCAATCAAATACACTTCTTATCACGAAGAGCCTTCTATAAGTATAATAAATGATTCAGAAATACCAAGTTCTGGAGCTATACAAATATTTGATGATGGAACAACAATATCTTCAATATCTTTAGAAGAATTTTTATTTTTAGGTTCCGACATAATTATATCAAAGCACATAAACTCTAAGTTCAATAGATTATTTCAAGCGAACTATAAAGAAATTAATTTTGACATTAAAAAAGATTTTAGAGCATATAGCTTTAATAGTTCAGGAGTTTGTAAAGTTTATGATAATATTAAAAAATATGAGCCAGGAGACACAACTCCTGTAGTTAACGGAATAACTGGGGAAGAGAGAACTATTACAAATACATTTACTGATAACTATCAAGATAAAAAAGATTCTATAAATTTAGATTATGACTTATATAAATTTAATCTTAATGGCACAACTTATGGAGGAGAAGGTAAATATATAAAATATGAATTAACTCAATCTACCACTTTAGATAATGATGCTACTTATTTTAAGGATGAAGAAATATATCGTATAGCTATTCAATTCTACAATAAATATGGTCAACTAACTTTACCTCAATGGATTGCAGATTTTAAAGCAAGAAATGGTAATTTAGATAAAAAATATAATTCTTTAACTACTACATTAAAATCAGACTTTTATGTTTGGTTAAACAATTCTTCAAATTTTCAATCTGATTATGATATTCCTGTTGGATACAAAATATTAGTTGCTGAAAGAACTCAAAATGATAAAACTATTATAGCTAATGGAATATTAGGCACAATGATGTTTAATCATAAGTCTGCTATGGAAGAATTTACTACTGATCAAATCAAACAATACAGTAAAGAAGATCCTAAGCTTCCAAATTTATTGTTAAGAAATTTTAACAAAGATTCTTCTTATGGAAATACAAGGCCATTAATCACATGTAACCATCTTGAAAATCTTGTGCATGTAGGAGGAGGCCCTAATCCTGGAAATGAAGTAACATCTCCTTATTATGGAGATAGAGATGCATCTGGTAAATTTTGGCAGTTTAATCCTATGCTTCAAATGTACTCTCCTGAAATATTATTTAACAATAATATATCTGTTAGTGCAGGATTAAAGTTAAAAATTAAAGGAGCTTTAAAAAATGTTTATAATGCTTCTTGGAGTAAAGAAGTTAATATAAGTGATGGAGGCACAACTGAATCAAAAGCTTATAATGGTATATCTCCATTTTATTCTTCTTCTATAGGAGTCATAACTGGTGATCCATATAATAATCTCGATACTGGAATAATAGCTCACCCTGGAGGAAGTGACCCTAATGTTACGGAAACAAATTTATTTTACAGAGGATATGGGAACATAGAAGTTACAGATACTTATGTGTCTAATAATTTAATTCAAATTCCAAATCCTTTAAGTATAACTTCTGGAACTGACCCAACATACACTCTTATTTATAAATTTTATTTTGATAAAAATATAATTATGAAGTTAAATTCAGATTATAATGCATTAAATATAAAATATGACATATTAATAAATACTGGATACACTACTATTCCTTACGATGTAAGAATATGTTCTGATTTAAATGGTGAAAATATTTTAGAAGAATTATCTGCAGTTATTGGAAATTCTTCTATTGAAAGAAATGACTCTTTTACTTCTTCAACATTTAACCCAAGTAGGGTTTTCTCTTATTGTTTAGTTATAAATTCAACTCAAGAATTACATGGAAAAGTAAATTTATATGCTAAATTAGAAAATGCTGTAGGAGGAACAGATTTAATGAAACAATCCTTAAATAACAATTTTATTGTTACTCCTTTTGCTACTTCTTTTACTAATTATTTTAATCCTTCATCTGGAACTACTATTTATGATTTATATGGAACACCTGAAATTACTGAAAGAGGACAAGATTTTACAACGTACAATAATGATGTAAACTACAGATATTCAAATTCATTACAAAGTTGCTTAACTGATGGAGATAGCAGTTATTCTAATGATGGTGATTTTGGAAGAAGAATTGTTTCTGTTAATAGTGACAATAATAAATGTATTACATTTGTAACTGGACCAAATACAGATGTGACTGAAAACTGGGACAGGCTTTCTTTGGAACAAATTGCCGTAAGTTCTGGCATAACGGGAGATAATAATGGTTTAATAGGTGAGTTGGTTAAGACTAATGATGAAATATATTTAGGAGGTATATATGGTGGAAATAGCTGGGAAGATAAAAAAAGAACTAATTATGTCGAAATAGGTAGTTATCAAAAGATATTTAACAGTACAAATTATATTAAATCCCCAGGAGATACTTATGTTCAAAACTTTAGATTTTTAAGGATAGTTAGAAAAGACACAGATGTTAATAATCAAGGAACTAAACAATATGAAGAAATAGTTGAATTCACGACTGAAACAACTGTAGATTTAAAAAATAGAAATGATGTAAGTTTTGGAGAGTGGGATTCTAAATTTCAAATAAAAGATGAAGACTACCATAAATATAATTATGTTTATTCTCAGCCTTCAGATTTAATTATTAGAAGGAATACTGACTACAATTTTAAGAAAGCTAAAAACTTTGACACTAATATTATTGTGAGTAAAGTAAAAGTTGCTGGAGAAATAATAGATAATTGGACAGATATATTACAAAATGAAGTTATGACTTTAGACGGTAAGTTTGGACCAATTAATAATCTTCATAGTTTTAAAGATGAATTATTTACCTTACAAGATAATGCAGTTGCATTTATATCTATACAACCTAGAGTACAAGTTCAAGGTTCTGATGGTATAGCTGTTCAGTTAGGTACTGGTAATGTATTAGAAAGATATAAATATATTACTACTGAATTAGGGACTAAAAATAAATGGAGCGTTGTAAATTCTCCTACTGCATTTTACTTCTATGATACTATAAATAATAATTTACATATATGTTCAGGTCAAGATGTAAACGAGTTATCTGATTTAAAAGGAATGCATCCTTACTTTGTCAATAATGTTAATAAACCACTTATTAATGTTGACAACCCAATAGTTAGAGCTGGTATAGCTTCTGGATATGATTATCTTAATAATGAAGTGTTCTTTACTTTTTTACAAGATAACCAATCTTTTACTATTAATTTTGATGATAACTCAAAAGCTTTTGTGTCTATGTTTGATTATTTACCAAGTAGATATATAAGCAGAGGAGATAAGTTTTTTGCAGTACCTCAAGATTCAAAATCTATATATAAACAATACAGCGGAGAGTATAACAAATTTTTTGGACAATACTATCCTTCTTATGTTGTTTTAAATGTAAATCCTGAATATGATTCAGATTGCATATTTGATAACGTTAATTTTAAGTCTGAGTGCTATTTAAATAATGTAGATCAGCCAGATAAAACTTTAACAGGCATAAGAGCTTATAGTGATTACCAAGACAGTAATATAGGTAATGCAGTCACTCCTTTGTTAGTAGGTAGAAATAATAATCTACGTAGAAAGTTTAGAGATTGGAATGCACTAATTCCAAGACAATATAACAAAAGAGAAAGAATTAGAGGTAGCTACATTAAACTTAAATTACAGTTTGATAATACAAATAATTATAAGTTTGTATTACACCCAGTAAACATATTCTACACTATATAATAAAATAAATTATAAAATATTTTAATATTTTCTTGGAATTAATTAAAATATTTCTTATATTTGTAAAACTAAACTTATAACACAATAAACTTTAAGGAGAAGGATTAATTTTCTTCTCCTTTTTTTATAATTAAAAAATAATAAATAATGCCAGATCCAAAAAAAATACAACTTTCTACTGTAAATAGTTTTATTAATAATTCAATAAATCGTAAAAATAAATTTAAAGAAAAAGGCAAAGAAATTAATTATACGCAAAGAGATAACACAAATATAATTACACCTAAATTAGATAAAAAACTAACTGCTAAACAAATTGAAGAAAGAAGAGTACAACAATTAATAGATAAACAAGGAACTATTAAAACATCTACTCCACAGTCTACATCATCTAAATTAAAAGAAATATCGTTAAATCCGCTAACTGCTTTTGGTTACGCTGCAAGAAATGAAAATCTTCCTGAAAATTTTAGTAGAGGAGAAAGGAATTCTCTTGACGCAGTTATAGATGTTGTTAATCCTGCATTTTATACAGATCAAGGCGTTCAAGTAACTCAAAACTTAGGTAAAGCTGTAGTTAATTTAAAAAATGGACAATTACCTGCTGCTTGGAGAGATTACAAAAATGCAAATATTAATGCTTTAAATGTATTGCCATTAATTTCAGAATATAAATCTTTAGGAAGACTAGCTAATAATGCAGGAAAAATATTAAGTAAAGAAGAAAGTTTATTATCTAAATTTAACCCTAAAAAAAATTATACTTTACCGGAAATTGAGCCAGAACTTAATATAGATGTTAATCAACCTAGGCTTAATTTAGAAAGGTCTTCAGCTAAAGTTAAGAAGAAATTATTACCACAATGGACGGAAACACAATTAGACAATGGATTAATTGAACAAACCCCATTAAGAAAAGGAATTAACAAAGAGATTGTTAAAAAAGTTGTTGTCCCAAATAAAGGAGAAATAGCTTTAAAAACATCAGTAGATAAATTAGGAAATCCTGTTTATTATTTTAGTGCAGATGTAGCAGAAGGAGGATTAAGTGCTGGTAAAGCTTATAAGCATTTAGAGCAATTTATACCTAAAGGATCAAAAATTCTTGAACAAAAATCTTTAAGTACAGATAGTTTTTATAACATGATGCGAAGAGCAGAAAATCCTAAACAATTTAAGTGGACAAATGAAGAACAATATATACCATTAAATAATTCAGGTAAAAACAAAATATTTAGTAATAATGACAAAATACTTCCAGGAGCAACAAATGTAAAATTTGAAGATTATAATGAGGCTAAAAAAGCTTTAGCTGAATTTAATTCTAGAATAAAAGTTGAAGGAATGCCTAAAGCAAAGTTATCAAAAATAGTTGACGATTTTCAACCGTTAGAAAACGGGCCGTGGATTAAAAAAATTACATTTGGAATTGACGTTCCTAATATTGGATTGATAAAGCAATATAAACTTGGAGGAAACATAGAGCCACCAGTAAGATCAGCTTATGAAAATGAACTAATGTCTAGAGTTATTACTGAAAGAAATAAAGATAAAAATTTTGTTCAAAGAGCATTAAATCCAGGTGAATATCCTTACATTGTAAACGATGACGGTTCAAGAACAACTCACCTAATGCAATACTCGACAGACAATAATGGCAATGCTTTTGTGAGCCCTACAGTTATTCAAAATGAGTTAGGACTATTAAGTAAATTAACTCCAAGAGAAGCTGTGCAATATGGAAGAAAAACTGGAGAAGAAATTCAAATACCTAATGCGCAATTAGCTGATTATTATAGTAGTAATGGCTTAATTAAACATGCTGATGGTGGTCAAATAAATAACAACTTAAATGCTAAATACAACAATTATTTAAATAACAATATGAAAAGATACGCAGAAGGTGGTACCTTAAACCAATTTAACGAAGGAGGTACTCATGAGCAAAATCCAAATGGTGGAATACCTCAAGGACCAAACGCAATGGTTGAGCAAGGTGAAACTTCTATTAAAACACCAAATGGTAAATATATTTACTCAGATAGATTATATATTAATGAAGATTTAGTAAAACAATTTAAATTACCAAACTCAATTAAAGGTAAAACATTTGCTGAAGCTTCTAAGGTGATTGATAAGCCTTTTAAAGATAAAAATAGTAATCCTGATAAGATGACTCACAAAGAGCATTTAAACAGGTTAAAACAAGCTCAAGAGGCAATAAAAGCTGAAGAAGCTCAAAAAGAACAGGCTATACTTCAAAATGCACAACAATCTCCTGGTTTTGAAAATCAACAAGTTCCTCAAGGAATGGAAGAATTTGTTGGACAACAAGAAATGCCTCAAGAAGGAATGGAGCGAGAAATGCAACAACCTGGAATGTCTGCCTATGGAGGTTTTATAAAAAGATATGACAAAGGCGGAATGGTTGATTTTTTAGATGAAAACCAAGGAATGTTTGGTGCTGTTGACGGAATAGGAAAACAATTTCAATCTAATAGAATTGCTCAGCCTGGAGACAAAGGGGCAGATGCGGCTAAAAATATGACTACTACTGCATTAAATGCTTTTATACCTGGCGCTGGAGCAGCTGCTGGAGCTGCTGATTCATTAATAACTGGTATTGCTGGAGATTCTAAAATAGGAAAAGGAATTGCTTCTATGGTTAGTCCTTTAGGAACTATTAAAGGAATTGGATCAGCATTAGAAACTGGAAACATTAGCGATATGCCTATGGTAGGAATGTTTACAGGTAATTCTACTTTTGAAAAACAAAAAGTTCAACAAGCAAGATCTAGTGCTACATCTGCAAATAATGCTTTTAGTGACAAATTTGCTATAGGAGGAGAATTGGAATTTACAGTATCTAATCCCAATAATGTTGCTCCAATGAATTATGCTCCAGTAAATTATGTAACTACTCCTACTAATTCTGGTCAAAATATAAGATTTAATTCATCTGGATATTCTCCTCTTGAAATGAGAAATGATAAGTTTATTCAAGAAGCTGCACAAGTTCTTAGAAAAGATGAGAACGGAAATATAAGAACAACTCCTCAATTGAGAGAATATCAAACAATGTATAATTACACTAAAAATGCTCCAGACAGGTATTATATAGATAAATGGTTGTCAGAAAATCCAGGCAAAACTGAGGCTGAATATTCTAAATATGTTGAAAAGCAGCAAAAAGCTAAAGATGTTGGACAACAAAACTTAAAGAATGGTTTTTCTGCGGCAGGAGATGCTTGTAGAACTGAAAAATCTTCTTCTACAAAAGATATAAAAGCTGAAGGTGGCTATATGAATTACTTTGATAAAGGAGGAGATACTGGAGAATCTAGCGATAACTGGTTTGAAAGAAATGGTAGTAAAATGTTAAAATATGCTCCAATTGCTATGAATGCATTTCAATTATCTCAACTTAAAAAACCATCAGGAGTTGTATTAGATAGATTATCTAACAGATACAAACCAACGTATATGGATGAAAATCGTATTCAAAATCAAGTTTCTAATGAAATGAATAATAGTGTTGCTGGATTAACAAATGCAACTGCTGGTTCAGAATCTGCATTAAGAGCTAATTTAGTTGGAACTACAGCTGGAAGAATTAGAGGAATGAGTGATGCTTATGCAAAAATGAATGAATATAATGCTGGTCAAAATTTAGCAGGACAACAATTTAATTTAGGTGTAGATCAAGCTAATATAGGTCAATCTAATAATCAATTAGAAATTAATGATAGAAACCAAGCTAATTATAGAAATCAAAAGTCTAAATTACTTGGATCAATTGGAACAGATTTAGGATCTGTTGGGAAAGAAGAAGTAAATAAAAATTCATTAGCAGAGGCTTTAGGATATACTTGGGATGGTAAATTTTATGTTCATAACAAGACTGGAGCAAAGAAAACTGCAGAACAAATTGCTGGAGAAACTACTCAGCATGCTTATGGAGGATATTTAAAAATGAGTAAAATAGGAAGAAGATAATGAATGATTATTGTATATATAGACACATGAGATTAGATAACAATCAAGTGTTTTATATTGGTATTGGAAATAAAAAAAGACCATATATTAAATATGGTAGAAGTAATTTTTGGAAAAAAATTGTAAGTAAATCAGATTATGAAATCCAAATATTAAAATCAAACTTATCAAAAGAAGATGCTATTGAATTAGAAATTATTTTAATTTATCATTATGGTAGAATAAATAACAGTACAGGTGTATTGTGTAATCTTACAGATGGTGGTGATGGAAATTTTGGAATGATTGTTTCTGAAAAAACTAAAAAAATAAAATCTGATTTTTTATTAAAAAATCCATTAAGATTTTGGAAAAATAAAAAATTATCAAAAGAACATGTTGAAAAGATGATAAAAAATAATGGTCAAGCTAAAAAAATAATTTGCACTGTTACTGGTAAAATTTGGAGTTCTGTTAGACAATGTGCTTTAGAAAATAATTTTAATTACAGTTCTTTTGGTCAACAAATTAATGGTATTAAAAAAAATAAAACAACATTTAAATTTTTGAAAGATGAGTAATCGTTATGATGATATTACAGTTTCAGGATATACTCCTCAAACTATGCAGGAATTAGCTTTTGTTCCAATGATGAAACGTGAAAAGCATGATAAATTATTAGCTGAAAACGAATTAATAAGAGCTGGTATAGCGAAAGTTGATCCATTGAAATTTCATTATGACACAGCTTTAGAATTAAAAAAAGGTATTGAGTCAGAATTAGATAATACTGCTACTGAATTATCTAAGCACGGAATAAACAATGATATGATTGGTAAAACAATTGCTTTAAATAGAAAGTATCAAGATTTAGTTTCTCCTATGGGAGAATTTGGTAAAATAAATGCAGCAAAAGCTATTTTTAACAAAGAACATGATGATTACATAAAAAATGCAACTGAAGTTTCTAAAATAGGAAAAGATCAAGCTGAAAAAAATTGGAACAATTATGTTGAGAATAATTATACTGGATTTAAAGATGGTAAAATTACAAACATAGAACCTCTTGGAGCTCCTGCTTATCAAGATTATGGTCAGTATTTATCTAGAGCTCATTCAATATTAGGAAAAACTATTGAGGGAATTTCTTCAGCTGGACATCATTTAGAATATGGTCCTGATGGTAGTTTTTGGGAAGTTACTAGAAATGGAGATAGAATTAAATCTAAAAACACTGATCAAGTTCAAGCTGCACTTAATTCAGCATTGGATACATGGGACAATCCAAATGGCGAGGGTAAAAAATGGGCGACACATGCTGGAATAGGATTAAATAAAGATAGAATTATTAATGACTTTAATTCAATGCTTGAAAATTCAGACATTAATAAAATATCTGAAAGTGCAAACTATAACGCTCCTCCAAAACCTGAAAAATCTGACGAAGAAGGTCCTGCTGGGCAAATAATTAGCAACGATACTGAAATAAAAAGCGACGCTACTAATTATGAAGAATATTCAGACGTATTAAGTGAAATAAAAAGATTGTCTAGTTCTAAAAGCTTAAATCCTGCAGATCAAGCAAAGTTAGATGATTTAATTGAATTAAGAAGAGAAGCAGATGCTAAGTTAACTCAAAACAAAGATTACAAAGCCAACGACATAACATTTAAAAAAGAATATTCAAAATGGGAAAGACTTGCTAAAAAAATGAATATGACTCAAGAAGAAGTTATTGCGGTTAAAAAAGATCCAAGTATTTTACCTAGATTGTTATTTAGTAAAGGCGTAGGGTCTTTTAAAGGAAAGCAATCTGATCCTGATTTAAAATTAATAATGCAAGATAAAGATTTATCTTATATGGATAAAATTTTATCACAAAGAAAAAAACTTAAAAACGATGCTTGGCAAAAATCATCTTCTTTAAGACATAATTATTCTTACATGCCGTCTACTCCTAAAGAAGAGGGAGAGTGGAATCTACATAATGAAAATGTTGCCACGGTATTAAAAGGAATTCCAAATATATCTAGCGTTCTAGATTTAACTGGCGTTCAAACTACTGGAGGCTTTAGAAAAGATGTGACCGATGAAGATGTTGCTAATATTCAAGATTTACTTAAAAATTCAGATCAAAAATCTTTTAAAATAAGTAATATAAAAACATATGGAGACAATAAATCTCCAGAAATTACTGCTGTATTTACTACCAATGAAGACGCAAATGAGTATGACACTCAAGGCGTTAAGCGTAAAGATGAATATGGAGGTTCTAAAAAACAAGTTACTGTGACATTTAAATTAAAAAGATTTACAAATTCAGCAGATACTGGTTCTGCTCCAGGTTATAAAAATTTAACAGGAGCTATTGCTAATTTTTATAAAAACAAAGGAACAGTTAATGGAATTACTGGCAACTTTCAAGGACAAGAAGTTTATACTTCACTAGTAAATAATGCCTATGCTGATTTAACAAATAAAGAATTAGCAGCAAGATATAATAGTGATAGCGATGCTCAACAAGCATTAAATTATAGAGCAATAAAAAGAGGCGTAAAACCTTCTCAATTGCTTACTAAATATCCAAATAATAAAAATTAATTATGGAAGAAGAAGATGAAGGACTTTTAGGCAGTTATGATAAAAACTTTCTTAATACTTTAGATGAAAACTTTAAAAAGCAAAATACAAAGAAAAAAAGAAATCTAGTTGTAAATAATGCATTTAACAAAGAAAAACACAGAGTTAATTTTAATAGTTATAATCAAGATGAAGTCAGAGAAGGAACTAATCCATTTTTAGATCAGTTTGTAGATTTAAAAGCTGAAGATCCTTATAACGAGTTAAGGGCTCAAAATCAATCAGGAACAGAACAACTTTTAAAAACACCAGGAAGAGCTATAATTAAGGCTGGAGCTGAAATTGCAAAAATACCTGGAGTTATTGGAGGGATGATTCAAGCTACAGCTGAAAATACTCAAGATTTAATTTCTGGCAAAGATGAACATTCGTTTATAGACACCGCTTTTAACAATCCATGGATTAAAGCAGTGGATAGTATGAATGAAAAAATTAATACTGAATTAATGCCTGTTTATACAGCTAAAGCCGTTAAAGAAGGAAATCTTTGGGCAAATATATCTTCAACCGCATTTTGGGCTACAGATGGAGCGGATGGGCTTGGTTTTATTATAGGTATGATGGCTCCTGGCGCTGGTTTTGAATATTTAGGACTTGGAAGTAAATTAATTGGAGCAGCTGCAAATAGCGCAAAATTAGCAAAATATACTTCAATGGCTGGAAAAGCTGAAGAAGGAGTTAGTGCTTTAAAATTTATGGGAATTACTGGAAAAACAATAGATAGTGGTTTGGCAATCACATCTAATACTTTGTTAGAGGCTGGAGCAGAAGCTAAAGGTGTTGGTGATGATTTAGAAAGAAAGATGCCTGATTTTATTAAAAGTTATGTAGGAAGTACAGATCATCAACAAAAAGTAGCAAAAAAACTACAAGAATTAGATGTTCAAAGAAGAAATGGTTCTATAGATATAAATAAATACAATGAGTTATCTGCAAAAGCCTCTACAGATGTAGCAGAAGAAGCTTTTAAAGAACAACGTGCATTGGCTATGAGAAATACTTTTGTAACTAATGTTGGTATTCTTTTAGGCCCTAATGCAATCATGCACAAAGCTATATGGGGCAAGGCTGCTCAAAAGTTTGAGCGATCTGCAGAGCAAGGCATTAAAGGTATTGTAAATAGAGCTGGAAGGTCAGTAGGTAAAGTAGGAAAAGCTCTTTTAACTGAAGGTTTTGGCGAAGAAGGATTACAAACTACTACTGAAAACTTTAATGTTAAAAGAGCAATGCAAAATAAGCTTGGCAAAAAAGATAATAGAAGTTATGTTGATCAAATTTCTGAAACCGTTGGAGATTTTGCTAAAGAATATGTAAACACTGTTTCTTCTGTTGAAGGTCAAAAAGCTATATTTTTAGGTGGAGCATTAGGTGGTCCAATGATGTCTTATCAAGGCAGAAAAGAAGATGTTGCTAATAGAAAATATACTAATGAAGTATTAGATAATATAGATTCTCAAATAACTAATTTTAATGATATTTTTGATAATAAAATATATCAACAAAATGAAGATGGAAGTTACAAATATAAAAAAGACAAAGATGGCAATGATACCACTGAAAGACTTTTAGATAATAAAGAAGTTTATAATCTTGCTAAATCTTTAAATTTTTCTGAACAACAATCAAAACTATTTGATTTAGCAGTTCAAACTGGAAATACAGAAGTTGTTGACAAGTTAAAAAGAGAAGCTATATTTAATATGGTCTTGCCATCTATTCATAATGGAGAAATAGGTATTAAGGCTTTAGAACAAAAGCTAAGAGAAGATGTCAAGTTAAATGAAATAGTAGAAAGAGATCAATCTTCTGATGAGAAAGATAAGTCTAAAAACTTCATGAATGAAATATTAGAAACTGCTAAATACCTTCAAAAACAAAATCAAAAGTTTGGTGATTTTAGTAGAGATGTAATTAGTTTAGATAACGAGTCTGCTAATCAAGATCAAAAAGATAGATTTTTAAATAGATTAAATGCTTCTTACTTAAATTCAAAACATAAGTTAAGAGCAAATGAAACTAAGTTACAAAAGCTAGAAGAAAAAAGAAATAATATTTTTGATGAATTAGGAATAGATCCTTTATATGATGAAGCCGCTGAATTTCCAGTAGCTAATATGAAAGGAGGAACTATATCTAATGATGAAATGATAGCTAGAGCTGAAAGAACCAAAGAGGCTATTAAAAACAATGAATTATTATCTAAAACTAATGAAGAATATAATGCATTAAAAAAAGAAATAGAAAAAAGTAAAAAAGATATTTCTGACATATGGCAAGGTAAAAACATTAATGAGACTTTTGATGACTTTGTTAAAAAAGATAATGAACTTAGTGCAAAAACATCAGATGAAGCAATTCAGGAAGCCGATGATTTAATAAATAATATCAAGTCTGCAGAAAATAAAGAAGATTTAGATAAAATGTTATCTAGACCTCATACTCCTTTAGATACTAAAGAGTATTATGATAAAGTTGCGGAAAATGAAATATTAGATGATTTATCTAGAAGTGTAAATGAAAATGACTCTTTAGAAAACCTTCAGCTTAATTTAGAAAAATTAAAATCTATTAATATTAGTTCGTCTAAAATAAGTGATACAGTAAAAAGTTTAGAAGAAAAAATAACTAAAAAAATACAAGATAGAGATGAATTTAAAACATTTTTATCAGAAATAGTTGATTCATTTGATCAAGAAGTTACTGCTTTAAATGATTTTATGTCAGAAATAGATTCTGAAATAAATGATTTAGTAAAACAAAAGAATGCAATAATTAAAGGTTTAGATGCTCAAGATAAATCTCCAAGAGGTAGAAATGCTAAACTTATAAAAGAGTTGATTAAAGATAGTCAAGATGCTCTTAAAAAAGTAGAAAAGCAAATAGAATATCTTGAAGGAATTAAAGGTGAGATTAAAAAAGATTTGAAACAACTTGATAAAAACATTGAATATGTTTTTAACAGATATGAGCAAATTGAAAAAACTGATTTTAATTCTATTGCAGAAATAATTGATTACTTAGAACAAAATAAGGAAATATTTAAAGAACATAGACATTCTATAGAAAGATTGCTTGCTACTAAGTTAACTTCAGAAGAGCATATTGAATATTTAGAAAATTCTATTGAAGGATTAGAAGGGTATGCTGATGCATTAAGAAATGTAATTAAATCTTTATTAACTTCTGAGGGTAAGATTAAAAATGAAAATGTTGCTGACCATAAGTTTATTAAAGAAGAATTAATAAAAACTACAAAAGCATTATTTGAAGCTAAACAAAATTTAAAGTCTGAAAAAGAAAAATTAAAAAGACTAGAAAAATCTATTATAGATAAGTTAGCAATAACATCTATAGATAATGAATTAAAGTTTTGGAATGATTTAAAAACATATAAGAAAGAAAACATTAATCCTTTAGTTGAAAACCCTTATATAAAAGAAATCATTAAGCAAAAAGAAGAAGAGCTTAATAATCAAGAGATAGAAAACGATCTTCAAAGTAAAGAAGAGCAACAAGGTCTGGAAGAAGAGCAAGTTGTA